ATCACGATAGGGATGTTCCTCGAAAGAGTGCAAGAAGGTTTTTATGGAGTCTATAGTTTAATGGTAAAATCGGGGATTGTGGTTCCCTTGTTACGAGTTCGATTCTCGTTAGACTCCCCAAGTAAGGAAGTAGGTTGCAAGACGTTGTGCCGTGTTTTGTTGCCGAAATTAAGTCCTTATGATAACGGTGCGTTTTGGAAGGGTAAGCATAATGGTACTGCGCCGGTTTGCTAAACCGTTCGTCGACGAAAGTTGGCGTGTGGGTTCGAGTCCCATCTCTTCCGCGATTGGTTCTATAGCTCAATTGGATAGAGCATCAGATTTCTAATCTGAGGGTTACAAGTTCGAACCTTGTTAGAATCACTTAATTATATGCTCTGGTGGCGAAATGGCAGACGCGCTGGTCTTAGGAACCAGTGGAGAAATCCATGCGGGTTCGAGTCCCGCCTAGAGCACTTTTGCCCTTGTAGGCTAATTGGATAAACCTTGTGACTACGGATCATAGATTACCTGTTCAAATCAGGTCGGGGGTACTATTGGACAAATGGTCGAGTGGATATAGGCAAAGCTCTGCAAAAGCTTTTACGTTGGTTCAAATCCAACTTTGTCCTCAATTTATATTTATAATCAAAAATTAAGATCATGAAATTACAATTCAAAAGTTTAACAAACAGAAAAGATATTGATCTTATATCATATGTTTCTGAGTATCTAATTACTAATCCAAATGTTGATATATATGTGGGGTGTGATTCTCAAGTACATGGATTTTATACTGACTACGGTATAGTAGTAGTACTACATAAAGGAAAATCTGGCGGACACGTTTTATATGCTACTACTCAACATAAGAGTACTAATGAAACTTTTAGCAGATTATGGAAAGAAGTAGAATATTCTCTTAGTGTTGCTGATTTCTTAAAAGAATCTAATATAAATATAAAATACATAGACCTAGATCTCAACCCAGATCCTAGATGGGGGTCTAATAATGTTTTAAGAGCTGCAATGGGATATGTAGATTCTATGGGGTATTCTCCTAGATGTAAACCTTACGCTATTGCTGCTTCATATGCCGCTGATAAAATATGTAAGTAATTTTCTTTCAAAATTATTTGGCTATCTCATTTTCTTTAATTATATTACTCTTAAATTAAAATAATATTATGGAACAAAATGTCACAGACAAAGTAAATCTTATCATAGACCTGAAAAATGACCTTTCAGATATTTGGCAGTACCACCCTGATAACCCAGAACAAATTGATGTCAGAGTTAAAGTACAAGAATTACAAGTAAAAATTAAAGAATTAGAAGAACAATTAAAACAAGAAGAAATATGAATACCAAAGAATCATCATTAAACCTATTAAGAACCAGAGTAAGCACTTCAATAAAAAAATTGCAAACTTTAGAAGTATTCCAAGATGTAACATCATTTATTAATGAAAATTTCCCTGAGTTTTCATATACTAGAAGATATTCTCATGTGGGTCCTAGAACACAGCGTACTAAATTTTTTAATACTAAAGTATCAAGTAATAAACTTAATACTATTAAGAAAGATGTAGAAAGACATTATCCTTATATTTCAGTTAAAAGGATTAATAAGGATGGATTAACATCTTTAGTATTATCTTTAGATCTTTGATATAACAGCCTACCTTTATACTATGAAACCTCTAAATCCTTTAGAGATAGCCCCTAAATTCTTAGGGGCTTTTCATATATATAATAATATGATAGATCCTAATAAAATATTTTCTATATTTGATTCATCTGAAAATGATGACTCTGAAAAAAAATCAGAAACCCTATATGATTATACTGAACATCCTTTATATTATTTAGGTATGTTTAAGAAAATAATTATGAACGATGGTACATCTGATGAACAAGTTTTAAAGAAACTAAGCAAAATTGATAAAACATTAGGAGCTAATGAATTAAAAAAAGCAGGAGAACATTTTACCTATTTCAGAGCATATTATTTCATAGATAAAATAGATTTAAGTTTTGATCCTCATTGTGATGCTTTAAAAGTATATTATGATGTAGATTTAAAGAAAGCTTTAAAATCTAGTTTAAAATATTTTGAGAATATTGAAGAATATGAAAAATGCGCCCATTTAAAAAATATATTAGATTATTCTGAAAAGAATTTGGAAATATAAAAATAAATTATTATCATATAAAAAAATTAAAAAATGAAAAACAGAGAAGCAATATTCCGTAGAATAGAACAAATTGAGGGTAAACTCAAAAATCTAAATTTTATGTGTACACGTAATACTAACGTGAATGATTTTACAAAAGAAATATCAAATGTTGAAGAAATTTTAGCTGACTTAAAATCAATGGTTGAACGTGAACCTATGGGAACTAACGAAATCAATTATATACCAAGATAAAAAACAAAAAATAAGTTATGGAACTATCAGCTAATGATATACAAAATAATTGGGATAAGATATTAGATATAATAGCTATCTTCCCTGAGCCTCGAAAAGAAGCACTTAGAAAACTTTATACTAAATTTCAAGAGAGAATAATGTTTTCACCTGCTAGCTATAAAAAAGAGTATCATAATGCTTTTCCTGGTGGGTATGCTGATCATATTATTCGTGTTACACAATGCGCCTCAGAACTACATAAAGTATGGGAACAAATGGGTGTAGATACATCTACTTATACTTATGAAGAACTTATCTTTTCAGCTTTGAACCATGATATAGGTAAGTTAGGAGATGATGAACATGAATCTTATATACCTCAGACTGACACTTGGAGAAAAGATAAATTAGGTGAAGATTATATGTTTAATAATAAACTTGCCTTCGCTTCAGTACCTGATAGAGGATTATATCTATTACAACTCAATGATGTTAAATATAGCTTTAATGAGATGGTAGCTATTCAAACACATGATGGTCTATATGATGAAAGTAACAAAAAATATTTGACCGGATTTTCACCTGAACAAAAACCTCGCACAGCACTCCCATATATAATCCATCAAGCTGACATAATGGCTACTAGAATAGAATTTGAAAAAGAATGGTTAGGTAAAGTAGGTGAAACCAAAAAGCCAGAAATCAAGAAAACAATACCAGCCCAAAATAAAACAAAAGCATTAAGTACTATTAAGAGCCCGGGATTACAAAATATGTTAAACAATTTATAATATGAATATATTTGCAATAATAGCGATGATCCTATTTATTTTAGTATGTGTTTTTGGATACATTATTTTTAATCTTATGCGAAAACAAGAAGTAGCTGAAGATTTAGTGATAGGATATAATGAATACCTAGATAAATTATCTCGTGTAATAGAATTATCTGATATAAAAATAAAGCAGATTGATGCTCAAGGAACATTTAAAAGTGATGATGAGATTGGTTTTTTCTTTGAACAGATTAAAAAAATCCAAGATATTCTTAATGAATTCAACTTAAAAAAACTAAATGGATAATATCATAAGAAGACATCAGTCTCTTTCGCTTGAAAAAAATTATTTCACTAAAGAAACTGAAAACGCAATTGTTTTATATAATACAACCACAGATTCTTTAGAAAAAAGCAAAATATATGAAACATATATTCACTGGCCTTTTTTTAAATTGACTGAAAATATAATTCATACTTTTAAATTTTACTATACTGAAGTAGATGACTTAACCCATTTACAACATGAATTAATAATATTTTTATTAGATAGAATTCATCTATTTGATCCTTCTAGAGGAACCAAAGCATATTCTTATTTTGGAACAGCTATAAAACGCAAATTAATATTAGATAATAAGAAAAACTATAAGAATAAAATAAAATACATTCCTATTGAAGGAATAATAAAACAATCAGATTCAGATTCTATAGATAAAGAAGATAAAAATAAAAATGTAATATTAGAAGAAGAAATCGAATATATAGATATATTAGAAGATGTTGATCCTAAAGACCATTTGTCTATTTTTATGGATGATTATATATTTCATTGTACTGAAAATTTGAACATTCTTTTTCCTAAAAACAATGATGCTAAAATAGCTGACTGTATATTAGAATTATTTAGAAGACGCAAACAAATAGATATTTTTAATAAAAAAGCGCTTTATATATACATTAGGGAAATGATGGATGATGTAAAGACTCCAAAAATTACAAGAATAGCCAACCAACTACATAAAATATTTAAAGAAAGATATTCTGTATATATAGAAAATAAGCATTCTCTCATAAAAAGTTAATACTTTAATATATTTATCGCAAAAAGTATTATGAGTGCATTAAATACAGTAATATTTAAGAATAAAAAATTTTCTGATATCTTAGAAGAAATATACACCAATCAGAAAAAACAAAAAGATCAAATCACTGTTCTTATAAATGAACTTAAGCCATTAATTAATGAAATAGGTGATGCCACTCTTATAGTTCCTTTAATAAAGGAATATATGGAAATAGGAGTTAAAAATGATGAACAACTTATCAAAATGGCTACAATTATCCAACGTGTTGTTCAAAATCAAAGTACTGGAGATAGTTTAAGTATATCAGATGCTGAAAAAGATCAAATTTTAGCAGAGATTAATAAAATAAAAAAAGATGGCTAGGATAGTATCAGGACTAGACTCAATAACCCAAAACAGACAAGATCCGTCCTCTGAAGGAGGGATATTTGCTGCTAGGGTAAAATTTGTTATTTTAGATGATAAAACTGAACCAAAAGTATTTAAAGCTTTTGGTGAGTGGTCTTCTATTGGTTCTTTATTTTTTTCTTCTATAAATAATCCTAATCCGTCTCCTAATTTTGTTTCTGATTATTTTGCTAAACCTTTATTTCCTAATAATAAAACGTTTCCTTTAAAAAATGAAATCGTTTATATATTAGCACTGCCAAATAGTGATATCCAATCAGATGTCAATAACATGACATACTACTACTTTCAGCCTGTAAACATATGGAATAGTGTTCATCACAATGCTGTTCCTGATCCTATAAATACCAATACTCTTCCCCCATCTCAACAACAAGATTATCAACAAACCTCCGCAGGATCTGTAAGAAGAGTTACAGATGGAAGTACTGAAATAGATCTAGGTAGTACTTTTAAAGAAAAAACTAATATAAAAAATATCCAACCGTTTGAGGGAGATATAATTTTAGAAGGCAGATGGGGACAAAGTTTTAGATTTGGTAGTACTGTAACAAACAGTAAAATTATTAACCCTTGGTCTCGCTCAGGAAATAATGGGGATCCTATAATTATATTAAAAAATGGCCAATATGATGATGGTACAGATCCTTGGATACCTCAGATAGAAGATATAAATAAAGATGGATCTAGCATATATCTAACTTCAACTCAAGCTATTCCTATTACTGTTGCGAGTAAAAACTATAACTCATATTCTACAGCGCCTACATCACCTGATAAATTTACCGGGAAACAAATAATCCTTAATTCAGGACGTCTATTACTTAATGCTATTGATGATTCAATATTATTAAGTGCAAACAAATCAATAAATTTAAATACTTTAGATTCAGTAACAATAGATGCTAAAAACAATTGTGTTATTGATTCTCCTAAAGTATTATTAGGTGATAAAAATGCAACTGAATCTGTGATTTTGGGAGATACATTTTTAGATAATTTTAAACAACTGTTAAGTAATCTAATAGATTTAACAAACGATTTAACTACTGTAGGCACACCAGTACCATATTCTCCAAATACAGCTGTGGCTAGTTCTGCAGTAATATTACAAACTACAGCCCAATCAATGCTTAGTTCTATTGAATCTTTCAAATCTAAAACTAGTAAAACTATATAATGGCATTTGAATCATTAATAACGGGGGTTGTGACTAATGCGACAAAAGCTGTTGCTAAGTTGGGTATTTCTACCCAAACTTTATCAAAATTAGCAACTCAAAATATTGCCAAATTAAATGTTCCTACTCAAAACATACCTAATGTAGCAGGAAGTATTAATAAAGTAACAGCCCCTACTCAAAATTTGACTCAAGAATTGCAAAAAATAAATGAGCAGAAAAAAAATATATCATTAGCTTTAAATCAAATAAAAACAAGTCTTACAATACTACAAAAAATAGTAGATATTGTAAACGGATTAACTACAACTATCTCTGCAGCTATAGCTGTCATAAAAGCTATCCCCACACCAACATCTACACCTCCTGGAGTTGGTATACCATTAAATGTTATCACAACATTATCTGATACCCTAAACAAATTATCAGCAACTAACGATAAACTTAAGAACAATATATCTACTGTACCTGCATCTATATCTAAAGTAAATAAGTACATAGACAAAATAACAAGTGATTTACAAGATTTAGATACTAAAATAACATCAAGCATAGAAAAATATCTTAATACTTTATCAGAAGCTGAAAAAAAAGCATATCTTAGTAGTATATCTTCTAATCCTACACCTATAAATTCACAACCATCAAATCAAAATAATACACCTAAGGTCTAAAAAATATTAAAAAACTTATAAAAAACATATTTATAATAGTATGAAACCAACAGAATTTAAAAAAATAATTAAAGATGCTGTAAAAGAAGCATTTCAAGAAGAGTTAAAAGACATCTTATTAGAAGCTGTTAGATCTCCTAAATCTTCTATCAGTGAAGCTAGATTCATAGAACAACCACTTCAAAGAACAAGTCCTAAAATAGATCCTACTGAACTAAGATCTTCATATGCTCAAATATTGAATGAAACCTCAGAAAATATGTCTTTTTCTTCACAAAATTCTCCAGCTATTCCATACAGACCCGCTGCTGTAGATATGGTGAATGGTGCTCTTCCTCCAGGAGATGTATCTATAGACCAAATAGCTGGATTGTTAACTAAAAGATAATATATAAATGGCACAAATAATACAAAAACAGTTTCCTATTGACTTTCAAACTAATCGTAAAGCTGTAGGATTTGGTTTTCCTTTAAATGGTAATGCTGTTTTTGTGCCTACTTATCAAACCAAAGATCAAATAAAAGCCAATTTATTAAATTATTTATTAACCAACAATGGTGAAAGAGTATTTAATCCTGGTTTTGGTGCTGATTTAAGAAATTTAGTGTTTAGTAATATTACTGATGAAAATATAAGTGATATCCAAACTAGAATTCAATCTGATATAGCTCAATACTTTCCATTAGTAGTAATAAAAAGTATTAAATTCAATAGTATTCCTGATCAAAATACTATAAGTTTTGTATTGGATTATTATATATCTAATTATAACATTAATGATCAACTAAACATATTATTACAATAAAATGGCTACTAAACAAAGAAATATTAATTACATAGGTAAAGATTTTAATTCTTTTAGAAATAATCTAATTGAATATGCTAAAACTTACTTCCCTAATACTTATAATGATTTTACTGATACATCTACAGGTATGATGTTTATTGAGATGGCTTCATATGTTGGTGATGTTCTATCTTTTTATCTAGATAATCAAATACAAGAAACATTTATACAATATGCTAGACAAACTGAAAATTTATATAGTTTAGCATATCTTTTAGGATACACACCTAAAGTAACTACAGCTGCTACTACTAACATAGATTTTTATCAACAACTTCCTGCCATAACTAGTGGTAGTACTGTAGTACCTGATTTTACATATGCTTTAAAAGTAGCAACAAATACTCAAATAACAACAAATAATAACAGTAATATACCTTTCTTAATACAAGATGCTATTGATTTTTCAACTAGTAGCTCTTTAGATCCTACTACCATTTCAGTATACCAAATACAAGGAAATAAACCAACATATTATCTATTAAAGAAAACCAGAAAAGCAATATCAGCTACTATAAACAGTATATCTTTCAATTTTGGATCACCAGTTAAATTCGATACTAGAAATATAAATGCTAGTAATATTATAGGAATATTAGATATTGTTGACTCTGATGGAAATGTATGGTATGAAGTATCTAATTTAGCCCAAGAAAGTGTATACAGCAATATAAAAAATACAAACACAAATGACCCTAATTTTTCAAATTATAGTCAAGATGCTCCATATCTGTTAAAGATAAACCAGGTACAAAGAAGATTTGCTACTCGTTTTCTTAATTCTACTACACTTCAATTACAATTTGGTGCTGGAAATACTGGAGATAATGATGAAGAAATAGTTCCTAATCCTGATAATGTGGGAATAGGATTACCATTTGAAAAAGATAAATTAACAACAGCTTTTTCTCCACTAAATTTTGTATTTACTAACACATATGGAATAGCACCAAGTAATACTACTCTAACAGTTAGATACTTAACAGGAGGAACTGTATCTTCTAATGTTGCTTCAAATACATTAACTAATTTAAATACATCTGGAGTTTCATTTCTGAATTCTAATATAGCTAATAGCTCATTAGCTAATACAATATTCAATTCTATAGCGTGTAGTAATGCATATGCCGCTGATGGGGGATCTGATGGAGATACTATAGATGAACTTAGACAAAACGCTTTAGGTAATTTCCAAAATCAATTAAGAACAGTAACAACCCAAGATTATCTTATAAGAGCTTTATCTATGCCTTCTAATTTAGGAGTAGTAGCAAAAGCATTCGCTACTCCTTCCAGTATAAGTACTACTATTTCAGGAGAATCACCAGCCGTTATAGATTTATATGTACTATCTTATGATGCTAATAAAAATTTGTCAATTGCTTCTAATGCCTTAAAACAAAACCTAAAAACATACTTATCAGAATATAGAATGATAAATGATAGTATCAAGATTAAAGATGCTTATATAATAAATATAGGAATCAACTTTGATATTGTTGTTCTTCCTAACTATATTAATAATGAAGTATTAACTAAATGTATTAAAGCTTTAGTGGACCATTTCAATATTGACAAATGGCAAATAAATGAACCAATCATGTTGAATGATTTATATATATTATTAGATAAAATAGATGGTGTACAAACCGTTAAAAATATTTCATTTGTAAATTTAACTGGATCTTCTTTAGGATATAGTGATTTTGCTTATGACGTGCAAGGTGCTAATATAAATGGTGTGATTTATCCTAGTGTAGATCCTATGATATTTGAAATTAAATTTCCAACTCAAGATATTAAGGGACGTGTTTCTCCTTTATAATAAAAACAAAATAAAAAATGGCAGTATATAAAATTTTTAGTAATAGAGACGCAACTATATATTCTGGATATCCTTACATGAATACAGGATTAGATGAAATATTAGAATGTTCTACTAATTACTATATAAATCTCAATCAAGATATAGGTGGTTCACCTCAAGCTTCAAGATTTCTAATAGCTTTCCCTCAAAACAGCATCTTAAATACTATAGACAATGTAATATCAGGAAGTCAATGGGTTTCCAATTTACGAGTATTTAATGCTTTAGCTAAAGGACTCACCAACTCAGCGTCTATAGCTATAAATGCTGTAGCTCAAGATTGGGTTATGGGATCAGGACGTTATCTTACAAACCCAATAAACACAAGTGGAACTTCTTGGATAACAGCAGGATATTCAGGAAGCACAATGTGGATTACTAGTTCATTCCCATCAGGTATTACTGGATCTTTTAATATAGCAAATAACCCATCTTCAGCAGGTGGTGGTACTTGGTACACAGGAAGTCAAGCTAGTCAATCTTTTAGTTACTACTCTGATTTAGACATAAAAGCTAATGTAACTGATATAGTAACAAATTGGTATAGTGGTAGTTATAGCAATTACGGATTTATAGTTAGACAAACATCATCACAAGAATTTGTAAATGATATAAATCAACAAACTGAATTAAGATACTTTTCAACAGATACTCATACTATATATCCACCTTGTTTAGAATTTAAATGGTATGATTATACTTTTAATACAGGATCTTCACTAAACCAGATAATAACTTCACCTGATGCTTTAATTTCATTAAATAATGATACAAATTTTTATTATAGTAATAGTATAACCAAATTTAGAGTATTTGTTACTCCTAAATATCCTATTCGTCGTTTTATGACAAGTTCATATTATATGACTAATTATTATTTACCTAATGATGTATCTCTATATGCTGTAAAAGATACAGAAACTAATGAGTTCGTTATAGACTTTGATCCAACATATACTAAAATAAGTGCTGATTCTAACAGTAGTTACTTTACAATATTTATGAACGGACTTGAACCAGAACGTCATTACACAGTATTAATACAAACTGTTATTGATGGAAATACTATTATTTTTGATAATAATTTGGATTTTAAAGTAATAAATGGGTAATGAAAGCACAACTAACTAAAACAGTATTTAATAAAAATAAATTCACTTCTACAGTTGATACTACATTTTCTCAATTAGTAGAAAAACCTAATCCATCCTTCTTTGATATAAATTTGGCTACCATAGAAGATTTTTTTACATTATATAATAAGTTTTTCTTTCAAATACCTAAAACAGGTACTGTTAATTCTCATGAATATTTAGTTACAGAAAGTGGTAATTATATTGGATATGAGCAAAATAACACAGAAATAAATTCATTATTAGATCAAATTACCCAATTGCAACAACAAAATACTACATCCGCTGTAGATTTTGCCAACTCAATAGCAAGTAGTATAAATAGTACATTAACAGGAACACAATGAATATCCCAATATCTTCATCTATAACACAAGTAGACCCAGGAACCTTATCTCCTAGTGGATTTAATTTATTAGACCAAAATGTAATTCCTAATGAAAATATTGTTGGAACCTTTACTCCTGGGCAAGATTTAATAGAATTTTTTGCTTATGATTCCAATAATAATCTAATATCATCAGATTATAACTTTACAAACTGGTCTACTAACCAAAACTCATCAGTATACAGTACTGATAATATATCAACAATAAATCTCTCACCAGATGAAGATTTATATATTAGGGGTTTTGATGTTGGAGATTTGTATGCTTTATATAATTTTATTACTCCTGAACTAAGTTCAAGTATTAATTCAACCTACTTCATATCAGATATATCATCAGATAGAACTGAAATAAAAATAACATCTAATACTCTTCAAAATAGTGATATATCTTCATCATTTAGTACACTTATAAGTAAAATTACTTCATCTGAATATTTTGATGAATTCTATATCAATTTTGGAGAAAATCAATATTATACAGCTGTAAATGCTCAATTAGATACTACAACAAATCCATATTCTGTTTTAATAAAATTATATGAGCCTTTACCTACACAATATGATTTAAAAACAACATTATATGTTGTCTATAAAAGCGCAGAAACTCAAGCATATAAAGTTTCTTTTGTAAATGATAATTTATTTTTAGATAACATTACATATATAAAAGGACCTAATACAAACTTAAATATAAAAGATGTAGTAAATAACTCTACTAATTTTAAAAATTTAAGTAGCTTAGTATCATCTTCTGTAACTGGTTCAAATTATCAACTACAAAATGCTTTGAACACAACAGGTATTAGATTAACTCCTAATTATTCTATAAATACTTTTAGTGATTTTGTTCATTTTTCTTCTGCAAGACAAAGAATATTGAATTTTGTAACTAAAGTACAACAAATACAAACATACCAAGGTGATATAAATATAGTAACTAGTATTACTGGATCTACCTCTAGCTCAAGTCAAATTTCTTCTAGTATAGCATTTTATAATAATACCATATCGTCTATTATATCTAATTTTGATGGATATGAGTATTTTCTATATTATACTTCTGGATCTGATTCTTATCCAAAAACAAATAGTATATACCCTTATACTTTAGCCTCAACAATATCAGCCTTAGCTCTTAACTGGATAGGTAGTGATGATGAATTAAATCCATATTATGGAGGTATAATATTATCTGCTTCTCTTTATGATAATACTAATCAAAACTATCTATACTATACAGTTCCTGAATTTATAAGAGACAATAGTAATAATGCTCAATATACTGAATTCATAAACATGATTGGGCAGCAATTTGATGAAATATGGCTATATACGAAAAATATAACTAATAAATTAGATAACACTAATGTTCTTAGCGATGGTATTCCATTAGAATTAGCTCATAGTGTTATTAATTCTTTTGGATATGAGGGATATGGAAGTAATACTACTAACCATGACAATTATATTAGCTTTTTAGGAGCCACACCTTCAGGAGAATTTACCCCTCCAACAGGAAGTGAGTTAATTACTAACTATATAGCAGTAAATAATAGTGGTAGTATTCATTATCCTTATGCTATTGATGATGTTTCTAAAGAAATATTTAAAAGATTATACCATAACATTATATATTTAGCTAAAAAGAAAGGTACCTTATCTGGATTAAGACAACTTATAAACATTTGGGGAGTACCTGATACTATTTTAAGAATAAATGAATATGGTGGAAGAGACAGAGGTACAACTAATGTATATGATCATTGGTATAGACGTTATAGCTATGCTTACACTCCTGATCTAGACAACCATAATATCCCAGATTCAACAGTACTGATTCCGTGGATGCCTTTAACTAAAAACTACATATCTAGTAGCCGTACTGATTATACAGCACCAGACTGTATTGAATTTAGATTTAAAACCAATGGTGCTCCTACAGGAAGCTATGTATCTCAATCTTTATTAGTAAAAAAATCAGACGGAAATGCTTCAAACATTAATTTTGATTTTGGAATACAATTAACATACAATACTAGCTCTCTAATCTCAGGATCTTATTCTGGATCGATTATAAATAATTACTCAGAATATGGAACGATGACTCTATTTATGTCAGCTTCTTCTCCTCAAACTACAGCAGTATCGTCCCCTATATATTTACCATTTTTTGATGGTGGTTGGTGGAGTATTATGTTACAGAAAAATAATACATCTTCACTTAGCAACCCCATATATACCTTATCAGTTGGAAATAAAATATATAATGGATATGATGGTAATACTGTTGGATATACAGGATCTACTACTATTATAGCATATGATGATTCTAGTTCTATAAACAATGCTTGGAGCTCATATGGAACATCCTCAGTAGATGGAATATATTTAGGTGGATATACTTTAGGCTCAAAAGTAGGTAATCTTCCATTATCAAGTAATATTATATCTCCAAATGCTTTTCAAGAATTTAGATATTATAGTCGCCCATTGAATCAAAATATATTCAATGATTATATAATGAATCCTAGATCTATAATGGGACTTAATGTTACAGGCTCATTAAGTTCTTTTGATATACTTAACTTTAGAGCTCCTCTAGGAAATGAACTTGAAAACACTACCAGCTCACTCCACCCAGCCTCTGCAAATAAAGTTATAGGATTAATAACTAGCTCATTTATTGATCCGTCTACAAACATCACATCAAGTGGTTTCCGAATAATATATTATGGAAAGACTCCTACAAACTTTTATAATTTACCTAATACAGAAACATATTATTTAGATCAACCTTCTATAGGGTTAAGAAATGCAGTTAATGATAAAATACAAGTAACGAGTAATGAAACCTATGGAAATGTTCTATCATTATATAAAAGTATACAACAGAACTACCCAGTTGATTTTAATTACTCAAACAATATAAATACTTTAGATGTTTCATTTTCTCCCCAAGATGAAATAGATGATGATATAACTCAAACCATAGGATACGAAAATATATCAGACTCAATTTCAGATCCTAGGTTTATATCTTCATCTAGAGATTATTATCCAATATTAAGAAATATATCTGAAGATTATTTCAAAAAATATTCTAAAGGAAACATATACGACTATATAAGACTAATAAAATACTTTGATAATTCATTATTCAAAGCCATAAAAAATTATGTCCCTACTCATACATCAGTATCTACAGGTGTAGTGATAAAGCAACACTTATTAGAAAGAAATCGAGTACGAGTTCCACAAGTATCAACTAACTATACACAACTGGGTGTTACTTCAAAAGATATATCTCTTAGTACTAATATTAATATGTATTCTTTTAGTGGCGGAACCGGTGGAAGTGTAGAAAAATATAACTATACTGGATCTCCTGACTTTTTCCATGCCTCTATATCTCAATCATGGTTAAACAGTTTTGATACTCCAAAAGGATTACAAACAATGACTATGAATTCTGAAAGAGAATTCTATAATGGACAATATAGTGGAAGTAATATCGTAGTAAGTAATGGCGAATTAGATCCAGATAATGTTTTTAAATATGCTAGTACTTATCAAGTAACATATAAAATAAAACAATTCGCATTTAATAACTTTGCTTTAAATCAAGCTGCTAACTTTAGCGATTTTGCTAATGATCTCAATATAAATGGAGTATCAACAATTCCTGCATCTGGGTATATTACTATGTTTGGTGTACCTTCATTACCTGGATATACTAATAATATTGTAACAGCTATAAAAATAAACTCTGTAGATCTTAATGGTACCAATCTTGATATTACTTTAGCTAGTGTCACTAGCATTACTATAGGATCTTATAAATATAATGTTTTAACTAAACAAAAACGTAATAGTGCTACTGGTTTCTGGTATTTCACAGTGACCACAGATCCAAGTAATTATCTTCGTAACCCCACATCTCAAGGAGACTCATTCGGAAATTCATCAGGGAATCTTATAATATTAAATCCATTTATACAACCTCCATTTCTATTCCATAATTCAGACTATGATGTTACTATGAACAACATTAATAATGATGTTCTTAATAGCTATTTAATGGAAGTTGATTACCCATTAGTAAATGATAGCCCGTTTAACTTCCAATACATACTATCAGGAAGCGCTACTAGAGCTGCAGTTCCAGATAGTAACTATACAACTAAGAGAATAATAATTCCAAGATATGAAGGAAGTAAAAATTATAGTGCCAATTATAATAATTATACTCCTTCATCAAGTAATGTACAATTTTTAAATGGTGATACTGGAAGTTGGGCTGGAGATAGATCATTAGGAAAAACAGCAGCTATAGATCATTATCCTATATATTTTGCTCATTTTAATTCATCTAAAACCAACTCAGAAGTATTTAATACTTCAACATTCGATATAGATTCTTTAATTGAAGTTCCATTTAATGATATTCAAGGAACTAATTATAAAGCTAAAACTATAAAAATTGATGGTAGCAATAATAATCTATATTTTATAGCAAATACCTTTGAAAAAAATAGAAAAGTAGCAATAGTATATAATACAGGATCATATAATACAAACTATTCAACTATAGGAAAAAATACAATTCTTCAAGGAGGATTAGAATATCAACTAATAGTAGGAGATGAAATATCAAAAACAAGTTATTCTCCATACATGAATTTTAAAGTCCCATCATGGGGTACTTCATTATCATCATCAAATGGAACATCTCCATCAATATCAACTTCTAATACAATGCTACAAACAGGAAGTTTCCAATTCAGACTAAAAGGATACCCAGTACCTTCTGGATATGCAGGAATTAATCCATCTGTTGTTGTACATTATGATGCTACTTCCTCATTACAATACTTTACAAATGATTTAGCTGTTATTCATTCTATAAATTATGCTGTAAAAAATCAAATACCTTCATTCGCTACTGCTAGTGTAGATCCTGGAATGATATACCCTACTACTATTACTTCTTCTATAGGAATACCAGCATCATTAGTGGGAATAATAGATCCAAATGATCCTTCAAATTATTATACTTTAGCAGTTTCATCTAGTGGGTTAAACCAATATGAAGATTTCAATATACCTTTTCTATTGCAGAGAGGAGATGAAATAAGAGTGTCTTGGTTTTCTTATAATGGTTACATAAATATATCCCATTCTCAAGATTTTACAGTAAGTGATGTGACTTATTCTCCAACAAATGATACATATTTTAAATGGCCACCAACATATGCTGTATCTAATCCTACAAGCTACTCTTTAGTTGTTTCTTCATCTCTAATAGATACTCTAATAGTACATCCGGACCCATCAACATTTAATATACCTAGTGGACAAGTACATTCATTTACAATTAGAAGAAGAAACCAAGCAGACAATAGAGTAGTTATATTCCAAACACCTCCTACAGGTTCACAAGGTATACTAACACCATCTGTAAGTGGTTTCTTAATACCAGATGACTTTAATGAAATACAAAAACATAATACACTTACATTGATAGATCAATTAAAAGGCTTAAATGCGTTTTAAAAAAACAATAACATTTTATAAAATATATATATTTATTAACAAAACAAATAATTAAAAATGGGATATTTAAATTCACAAATTATTACAGTTGATAGTATTCTTACTAAAAAAGGAAGAGAATTATTAGCAAGAGGAGACGGCTCATTCAAAATAACACAATTTTCACTAGCTGATGATGAAATTGATTATACTATGTATAATCCTAGCCATCCATCAGGCTCAGCTTATTATGGTGAAGCTATCACTAATATGCCTCTACTAGAAGCTTTTCCTGATGAGAATCAAATAATGAAATATAAACTCACAACTTTACCTCGTGGAACTGCTAAAATGCCTGTACTTGACTTAGGATTACAAGCAATAGTATTAAAACAAGGATCTTCATTAGCAATAACTCCTCAAACACTTAACTACCTTAATAATAACCAAGTAAGTGAAAATTCAGGATATACAGCGATAATATCTGATGTTAGATTATTTAACTCATTTACAGGTATAGGAATCCAAAGCGCAAATACTACTGCTTTAAATTCTACAACTACTATAGGAACTAATGTATCTAAAACAGTTATAGGAACTACAATCAATATGTCCGCAACTACAGTAAATACATTGTTTGGAAGTAATAATCAATTACAAGCTACATTAACTGTTATTGGACGTGATAGCGGTGCAAGAACAGTAGTACCAGTAACAATCATTAAAACAACTTAATAAAACAAAAAATATAACATGAGTTTCAAAGCATTAGACCCAGAAGATTTAGTAATAAGTTCAGATGCTATTACAGCAACAGTGTGGAGTAATTACGCTCCAACATTAAATAGCTTTTATACTTCTTCAACACAAGTAGCTAGTAATACTGCAAATTACTATTATGATATATATAATTTGAACCCAACAGGTTCAACTGCTGAAAGACAATTTAGCTTAGCTTATTGTGATATTAATGGAAGTGGAAGTACATTTTACAATTTTCTAGTAACTGGATCCAGTCCTTCTAGAACTTTATATGGACAATATAAGTCCCTAGTTTTAGGAAATGAATATAGTAACTTTATATTTGGAAATTACTCAGCATCTTACTTTTATGCTATGCCTATTAACAGAGCTAGATATAAAGAAACACTATTCCCTGGTTCATTAACTTTAACATTATCAGGATCAGCAGGTACAATTAACTTAACAGATGACAGCCAAGTAACTCCATCTATTACATTCTTAGATTCAGGTCGAGTATTTAATCTAGTATCAGGATCAGCAGGTAATGTATATACTGGAACAAATGCTTTAGGATGGGCAGGAGGTGCAACCGCAGCATCTGGTTCATATGGTTGGTTACTACCAGACATAGGAGTAATATTACTTAATGGAGTAGCTTTAGATGGAGGAAGTGCAGCTGGTGGAATATCTTTAGGAACTTCAAGAGCAGCTAATACCACATCATCATATAACTTAACAAAAATATATACTGCAGTTTCTGGAGGGGCTAGTTTCACTATAAATAGCCAAGAAACTTTAACATCAGATTATGTCTTTGTAAGAGCAAGAAACTCAGAATTCAACTATTCTGAAAATCCATCTTTTATTTCAGGAAGTACAGGAGCTGTATTGTATAGCTTATTTATAAATAGTCCTCAAACATACATAACTACTGTTGGATTATATAATGACAATAATGATTTATTAGCTGTAGCAAAACTATCTGCTCCTTTAGTAAAAGATTTTACAAAAGAACTATTAATTCGTTGTAAGCTTTCTTTTTAATCACTCAATTATTTTTACAATATGAGTGTATTTAAACAGTTCACAACACAAGATGTAACAGTATCACCTTTTATAGTTAATAAATTCTTTTACTATACAGGTAGCCAGGTTACTGGCTCTAATGTAGGTATAGAATTTTACGCTGGAATAAATTCATCATCTAATTATAGTACAGGATTAGTAAGTGAACAAAGTGCATCTGCTGTATATGATAGTGTTAAACAATTATACTATTCAAATTATCTAAGTTCAAGTGCAGGAGATTATGTTGCTACTCAAAGTCTAGTTCCTGGCTCTGATCCTTCAGGAAACGTTTATGTTGGAACAGTACATTCACCGTTGTATGATAATTATATGTACTCTACAATATCTCAATCTAGATATTTTCCTACAGCATCAGGAGCTAACATATCTGTAATATCTATTCCTACCAAACTATATGGGGAATATATAATGCCTGATACTTTTAAAGTTACATATACATCATCAACCTATCCTTATCCTAAATTTAATATAATAGATGACGGTGAAGGAAATCTAATAGCTAATAATAAAGTTGTAGGACAGATATTTTATTCCCATGGTATGGCCGTTATTACTAGTTCAAGTCTTGCAACCATATCTAATGATGTAAATACTGTTAGTGGTGCTTTATCTAAAGTTGCTATATCATATTCTTCATCTTTTGAAATTTTAGAAACCCAATATAGATGCACTATCAGAGAAAATGAGTACGGATACTCATTAAATCCTTCATTATTATCTGGTAGTACTCTTAATACTTACTATGATTTTGCTACAGGCTCTAATTTTACACCATACATAACTACTGTTGGATTGTATAATGATAATCAAGATTTAATAGCTATAGGTAAATTTGCTCAACCTATCCCTGTATCTAGATACACAGACATGACTTTAGTTTTAAATTTTGATTTTTAAATTATGTGGTATTATAAAGGAAAAACAGTTAATGATATTGAAGACTTAGGAAAAGATGTCTTTGGCTTTATATATGTTACTACACATATTCATACTGGAAAAAAATACATAGGTAAAAAATCACTCCAACATAATATAAAGAAAAAACTAACCAAAAAACAAATAGCAGAACAAACAGGCCCAGGCCGTCGTAAAGTAACTGAAAAAGTACAAAAAGAGTCTGATTGGAAAACATATTATGGATCTAGTGAGTTTATTAAAAATCTTATTAAAGAAGGAAAACAGGATGAACTAAGTCGTGAAATAATTCAAGTAGTTTCTAATAAAAAATTATTAACATATTATGAGATGAAACATTTATTCATGAATGAAGTGTTAGAAAATCAAGATAAATGGTTAAATGATAATATACAGGGACATTTTTTCTCAAAAGATTTTTTGTAAAATAATACCATATTTATAACCATGATTAAACTTCTTGACATATTATTAGAAGATACTAATAAAAAAGATGCATGCTATTATAAAGTTAAAAGTCGTTATAAAGTATGGCCTTCTGCTTACGCATCTGGAGCCCTAGTTAAATGTCGTAAAGTTGGTGCCGCTAATTGGGGCAACAAAACTAATGAAGATGAAATAGATGAAAGTAATGAAACAGACTATTCTAAAGAACACGAACAAGGATTACATGGCTGGTTCAGTAGAAGAGGAGGTAAAGAATCAAAAGGTTGGGTAGATTGCAACACATGCAAAACAGATCCTAAAACAGGTAGAAAAAAATGTAAATCATGTGGTAGAGAAAAAGGCGAGAATAGAAAATACCCCGCCTGCAGACCAACACCAGCTTCTTGTGGAACACCTAAAAAAGGTTCTAAATGGGGGAAAAAATCAAATAAAAAATAAATTTTAATAAAGCTTGGAAATCCAAGCTTTTTTTATTATAATATATGGGTTATGGAAGAAAATCTATTATTATTAAATTTTTTAGAAAATAATTTAGGTAAAGCTAAAAAAACAGCTAACCATAATTATGCTTTTATGTGTCCTAATAATTGTCATCCAACTAAACCTAAACTAGAAATAAATCTATCAACACATAAATACCAATGTTGGGTTTGTGGAGGACAAAAAGAGGGACTTAAAGGTCAAAACATAGTAAAAATCTTTAAAAAAATAGGACTTAGTTCTCATAAACTTTCTGAGTTAAAAAAATTACTAGGATCTTCTTCTATTTTAGAAAATATAGTATCTAATAATGAAGTTGAGTTGCCTAAAGAATTTATTTCATTATCTACAACACATAAAAATAAGGCATATAATTATATTATTTCTAGAGGTTTAACTAAAGATGATATAATAAAATATAATATTGGTTATTGTGAAAGTGGTGTTTATGCCAATATGATAATAATACCATCATATGATTGTAACGGTAAACTTAATTATTTTACCGCGAGATCTCTTGATGAGAATGCTTTTAATAAATATCGTAATCCAAATATACCTCGCGATATTATACCGTTTGAATTGTATGTAAATTGGAATTTACCTATAATATTGTGTGAAGGACCATTTGATGCTATGGCTATTAAACGTAATGCTATCCCATTATTTGGAAAAAATATCCAACCGAGCTTAATGAAAAAAATCATTACTTCAGCTGTAAAAAAAATATATATAGCTTTGGATTCAGATGCTATGAAAAAAGCTGTAAAGTTTGCTGAAGAATTTAAAGATGAAGGTAAAGAAGTATATCTTGTAAACTTAAATTCTAAAGATCCAAGTGAACTTGGCTTTTTTAACTTTACAGAATTAATACAACAAGTTAAACCATTAACATCATATAACCTACTTGAAACCAAACTATCATTAATATGAGTAAACCTCAAAGAATATTAGAAATATCAGAAGACCACGCTAAGATAACCTTACCAGACTCAAGATATTATAAAAGAAATGGAAAATATTATCCATCTGTAACATATATATTGCAACTGTATCCTAAAGGACCAATATTTGAAGATTGGCTTAAAAAAGTAGGGTATGCTTCTGAATATATAGTTAAAAAAGCAAGCGAAGATGGCACTCAAGTTCATAATATGATTGAGTCTTATTTAAATGGAACTGAATTGAAGTTTTTGTCTTCTAAAGGAGAACCACAATATGATCCTGAAATATGGCAAATGTTTTTAAAATTTGTAGAATTTTGGGAAACACATAAACCAACATTATTAGAAACTGAAGTACATTTATTTTCAGATGAACTTAAAGTAGCAGGCACCTGTGATATGATTTGCAAAATTGATGATGAATTGTGGGTAATCGATTTTAAAACATCAAATAGTCTTCACACATCATATGATTTACAAACAGCCTTTTATGGAAAAGCATATGAAGAATGTTTTGGAGCCTTACCTACTAGATATGGAATCCTATGGCTTAAATCTCTTAAACGTGGTCCTAAAGCAGGTAAAATACAAGGAAAAGGATGGGAATTATATGAATCTGAACGTTCATATGAAGAAAATTTGAATTTATTTAAAACTATAAAAACTATATTTGATATAGAGAACCCAAAAGCTGAACCATCTTTTACCGAATTTAGAACTACAGCTAAAATACAATAATAATTATATTCAATCTTTAACATATTTATCACCATGAAAGAACATTTTGGATATAGAGCAGGTGTTTTCAATCCTTCAGAGCCTGCAGAAACATTAAAAGATAAAGGAATAGGTTTAGTTAGCTCTAAAATAGGTCTTTTAGGTACCGGTTATTATTTTATGGGTAATAAAGAAGATGCTATTGCTCTTAAAAATAAACTAAAATATAAAACCTTATCTGAAATAGATCTATCAAAATATAAATTATACAAACCATCAGATGCTACTGAATTTTATGATTCTATCAGAGATGTTACATTTTACTTAAACAATCTTACTGCTAATGATGTTGAAGATCCTGAAGTAAAAGAAAATATTGAAGATGCTATAGATGCTTTTTCTGAGTATTTTAATATGAGTAAAGAAACCGTCTCAGACATATTTCAAGAATATATATCAGATATTATCAATAGACGAAATGGAAATCTCTTATCAAATAGATTATTATCTAGATATGATGGTATAGATTTAACTCATACTATATATGACGATTTTGGTGCTGGGTCTCTTATATTTAATGGAAAATTGAAACAAGGAACATACGGAGTAATAGAAGGAGAATCAAATGAAACTCTATCTGAAGCTAAACAAGTAGGTATAATATATCATTATACTTTATTTGATTATATGCAAAATATAGTACATGAAAATTTATTAAGATCTGAAAATATTACTAATAAAGACAAAATTATATCATTTACTCGTAACAAGAATTTCCATAAATACCAAAGAAAAATTATGGGAACTCAATGTAGACTTGTAATAGATGGAAACAAGCTATCAGAAAAATACAAAATTAACCCAGTTGCAGATACTGGTTTCCGCAGATATGGTGGATCTACTGAATCTGAAGAAAGAATAGTTAACGATACTGGTGTGAAAGATATAGACAAATATGTTATATATTATGATTTATTTTTAAATGAAATTAAAGATAAGCATGATAAAAAAATATTAGATAGTTTAATAGATGAATTAAAATCTAAAGGTCTAGAATCTAAAATTAGATATTTCTATAATAATAAAGAAATAACATATGAACACGCTAAAGAATTACTAGCAAAAGGTGTAAAATCTATAAAAGAAGTAAAAGATATTGATATTATTTCTGAAATCCAAGCCCTAGAAGATACTAAAAAAATAGATAATCTTAAAAAGATGTTTACAGCGTTATCTAGACTTATGATAAATAAAGGAATGAATATTGAACCATTACCTAAAATAATAACTATAAATCATGATGAAGAAAACGCCAATAATTTATTAGGTAGAACAGGTCATTATGATCCCGATAAAAAGGAAATAACCATTTTTACTATGGGAAGACATATTATAGATTGTACTAAAACTTTTTGTCATGAAATGATCCATCATGAACAAAATTTAGAAGGTAGATTGGATGATGTAGATACTGAAGATGTAAATCAAAGTGATTATCTTAAATTGATTGAAGAAGAAGCATATTTAAGAAGTCAAATTATATACCGTGAGTGGGTCGATACTTTAAGAGAAGCTGAAAAAAATTATAGTTATGAGCAATGAAAATGTATTAAAAAAACAATTTGAACAAAAAGATGTTCAACGTCTCCGAAACATTATACAAAAAAAATATGGAGATAAAATAGCTACAGGAGTAGGTTATACTAAAAAGCAAGAATTCCATAGTGAAGGTGATGTATGGGAAGAAGATGGTTATAAATGGACTATTAAAAATGGTATAAAACAGAATATAACTAAACTAGATAAAGCTAAAAAGTTACATATTTTGCCTTTATTCTGCCCATCATGTAATAAAATAATGAATAATCCTTATGATAAAGATTATTACAAAATCCATAAAAAATGTTTTAATTGTGTAGCAGAATTTGAAACCGAACTAAGAAGAACAGGTAAATGGGAAGAATACCAAAAAAGTATTCATAATTCAGAAATAGATAACTACATAACTACTTTTAAAGTATGGGTAGATGAACAACTAAATACATCTAATGATTCTTTCATCTCTGAACAAGGGGATAAAGAAACATGGATAGGAGGTCCTAATAAAGACCTAATCCTTAACTCAGTTGATGAAACTGTAAAATATTTAGAAGGATTAAAAAAATAACATTTTTCATATTTATTACCATATTTATACATAAAACATGAGTGATTTTGATATATACCAGTGGAAAGAAAACATGCTTAAAGAAGAAGCAGATACACCACACAAAATGGATCCTAAATTGATATTCGCAATACACAAATACCTAAGTGCGAAACTAGATAAAGTTGCTGAAAAAGAAGGAGACAGAATGTCTTATTTTTCACAAGAATATCCTACCGCAACTAGTCTTTACTATGATCTTGAAAAAAACCTAAAACATAAATAAATGAAAACTAATTATAAACAAATGAATAGACTAGTAAATTTAATAACTGAAGGTTGCTCTTGTGGAGAAAATAAGATGACTATGACTTCATTAAAATCTAAAATTCGTGAAGCTATAATTTCTGAACTTGAAAGTGACTATGATGATGAAGATTATGAAAAATCATCTAGAGAAATAGAGTATGCAATGGACATGCATAGTGATGAAAAATGCTATATGGCTGCTATGAAAGCTAAAAAATATGGTTTAACTCATGAAGAAGCTATTGAAAAATTAAAAAACATGGGCTTGAGTTATAAAGAAGCATGTGACATAGTTTATGATGTTTATGAATTCAAAGGAGAACCAATATACGAAAAAAAAGATGAATCTTCTGAAGAAGAAGATAAAGATATAGAATTTGAAGATGATGATACAGACCATACTGATTCTAAAACTGAAGAACTTAGTAAAGAAGAACAAGAACTTCAAATGCATTTAAATAAAGCTCTTGAAGTTTCTCGTAAAATAGGTGATAAAAAATTAGAAAACCAAATAGGAAATACAATAACGTTCTTCACTCGTTCTTATGTATCTGACCATAAAGATTAATTAATAAAATATAAAAATAAAAATTATGACTAAAGAAATTTTTGAATCAATCGAAGCTACTTTTGAAAAACTTAAAAAAGAACACGCTCAAACTACTAAAAAAGCACACAGCGCTGCTCGTAAAACTACAGGATCTCTTAAAAAGCTTTTAGGTGATTATAAAAAAGCATCTGTAGCTGAAAGTAAAATCAAAACAGCAACCGATGGAAAGTAAATCAAATTTGAAATCTAAAAAAAGGGGAAGAGCTAAAAAGCTAAAAGCTAAAAAAGCTAGAAAAACTAAACCTTATAGAGGACAAGGTAGAAATAAATAAAAAATTTAATACATTGAACTCAAAAGAAATAATAAAGCAAAAGCAAATATTCCATGGTATGTTGAAAAACAAACGCGGAATGGTTGATAAATATGGAGCTAATGCTGAAAAGGTTGCTTATGGTAAATCAGTAAAAATAGCGCAAAAAGAAAATAAAATGAATCATAAACACGACAGCAGACTAAAAGAAATAGTTAAAAAATCATTATCTACCTCTATTAAAGAAAAAACTAAAGAAGTAGAAGAAAATCTAGGTCATGCCCTTCCAGAAATGGAAACAGAAACTGTAAACACTGTTAAATCCGAATTATATAAACTATATCAAAATGCTATAGCTTTATATAAATTGATAGAAAAAAATGAAAAAACAGATAAACTACCTAATTTCCCAGCTTGGTGGCAAACCAAAATAGCTTTAGCTAATGATTCTGTAGAAAGTGCTAAATCATATATTGAATTTAACATTAATGAACCTAAAATAGATACAAAAATCATAGATGCTGCAGATAATGCTACTGTTGATGAAGGCTTACCTAAAGGATATTTCAAAAAGAGATTTGGCATTGGAGGTGATGAAGAAGAATTAGAAGAAAAACATCTCACACCAGCTGAACTTAAGAAAAAAGAAGAAATTGTTAAATCAATGAAAAAAACCTTCAAAGGTCCTAAACCTGAAATGTATGCTATTGCAACTAAACAAGCAAAAAGATTAGCAGAAGGTAAACCATGGGATGAAATGATTGCTAAGCTTGAAAAGCAAGGTCATTCAAGAAAAGAAGCTGAAAAAATTGCTGGGGCTATCAATGCTGCTTTTGTTGGAAAATATAAAAAATAATAATGAAACTATCTGAGTTAAAAGATAAAATCAAACGATTAGCTAAAAATGTATATAAGAATTACAAACATTCTGAAGCATCAGCAATCCAATATGATGAACTAACTAGATTCCCTGAATTAAAAGTAGTAATAGTTGATCTCCTTACTCAAGATTTTGATGCTTTCTTATCATCTATAGATTGGGTAGCTCCACGCCCTACTACTTTTCGTATTAATTTAAAAAACGATCAATGTTTTTATTTAATATGGAATTTAAGAAGTTGGGTTGCTCAAGTTGAAGGTAAAAAATACTATTTACTTAATTTACCTGAAGAAGAAAGAGCTGTCGATGCTATTGCTCGCATATTAAGATATGGCACTAAAGAACAGGCTACACAAGAACTGCCTAGTGATTTCGCTAAAGAACCAGAAGAAAAACCTAAAAAAATAAAGCCTGAGAAAAAAGAACCAGAAGGTCCTTTAAAACCTCAAACTGAAGTTTAAAAGGTTTGGATATCTAAGTATCTTTACTATATTGTATTGTTAGATTTAATAACTTATAAAACGTTATGAAAAAACCAAAAAGATTATTCTTTGACATTGAAACTAGCCCTAACATAGGAATGTTTTGGTCAGCAGGATATAAAATAAATGTAGATTCTAGCAATATCATAAAAGAAAGAGCTATTATTTGTATATGTTATAAATGGGCTGGAGATAAAAAAATAAGCTCATTATGTTGGGATGAAAACCAAAATGATAAAAGTTTATTAGAAGCTTTTATTAAAATAGCAAATGAGGCTGATGAAATCATAGGCCATAACAGCGATAAATTTGACTTACCTTGGGTAAGAACACGCTGTGCTTATCATAGAATCCCTATGTTTCCCGTATACACAACAGTAGATACCCTAAAACAATCCCGCTCCAAATTCAAATTTAACAGTAATAAACTAAATTACATAGCCCAGTTCTTAGGCGTAGGATCTAAAATACATACGGGATATGATTTATGGAAAAGAATAGTACTGAATAATGATAAAAAGGCTCTAAAAGAGATGATAGAGTACTGTAAGCAAGATGTTAATATTTTAGAACAAGTTTATGAAATATTATCTCAATATGTTCCTCATAAAACTCATCATGGTATATTACTAGGAAATGAAGCTCACTCATGTCCTAAATGTGGAAAGAGTGATATGAAATATTCTAAAACAAGAATAAGCGCTTTAGGAACTCCAAGAATACAACTTCAATGTCAAGATTGTGGATCTTATCATACTGTATCAAATACTGTATATCAAAATATCGCATAATACATATTCTCTATTATTTTTGATATAAAGCGTTAATATGTATACTCAAACAAACAACATTTATGGAAAATAATAGATTAAAAAGAATAATTATTGAAGCTGTCCGTCAAATACTATCTGAAAAAGAAATTACGGACCCTGAATTACAAACCCAAATTAAAGAATTTGCAGAACTATCTAACCAGATAGATAGAATCACAAATGAACTTAAAAAATTAAAAGATAAATATGATTCTATAGAATCAATATTAACTCCTATATTAGATGAACTAGCCGAAACTAATGATAAAGCCTTAGAAGTAGAAGACATCTTAGTTACTATAAAGAAAAAAGGTTTTGAACGCACATCATATGCTTATAAAGAAGCATTTGAATGGCTTAAAACAAAAGTTAACCCAGCCTTAAGAGCAATAGTAGAAGAAGCTCTTGAAAAAACAAAGAAAACTAGCAAAATAGCTTCATCAATTGCTGTCCAAAAAACATTATCTGAATCCAAAATGACTGGCATAGTATCAAAACTAAAAGGATATTGGAATAGCTTTTTGAGAGTATTGAATGTAAACAATAAAAAATTATCCAATGCTATCAACAGTTTCAAAGAAAAAGCTTAATCATTTTGAGAAGGTTCTATATAAAAATATTTTAACTTATTGGAGAAATCTTTGCAAAGAAAACATAGATTTTAATTCTGAAAAACATAAGTTAGTTATAGAACATTTAGGTTTAAATGATGAAGACTATAGTATTTTAAAACAAATATATAAACAACAATAATGTGTAGCTGCGGATGTGGAACTTGTAATGATAAACCTAAAGCACCAATTCTCAATGAGAATGTAGCTCCTTCATCTATATTGTCTGAAGGATTAAAATATCATGTAAAGAATAATAAACCTCTTGTTGAACAAACCTACAGAGCAGGATCAACTTCCTACTTCAATTTATGGTCTGAAGCTAGAGCTTTATATTCTCGTGGTATAATAGACGTATCAAATGATGACCTTGAAATAATATCTGAAACTAATCTCGGCGAATTTGGAATATATGAAGGTATAAAAGTACCTTTAGATTTCCCTATAATACAAGAAGGACTAATTGATCATTCTCAATATGAATTACAACAAGCTGGACTATTTGGCGCTGATTCTGATTATAATGGTATGATAGGAAAGGCTGTCTTAGAACTTATCAAAACATTTTCCAGCCAAGGACATAGTGGATTTAGCGCACAATGGGTAAAAGAATTATTTAATAAATTATCTAATTTTGAAAACCTAACCCCAATAACACCTAACCCAGAGGAATGGACAAACGTATCAGATATACCTTCTGAACCACTATGGCAGAACAAAAGAAACCCGGCAACATTTTCTAAAGATGGAGGAAAAACTTGGTATAATCTAGATGATAAATCTATAAAAGAAAGTATCAAACAAGCTTTAGCACAACATAAACAAATTATATCTGAATCAAAAAAACACCCAGCATTAAATAAGCCTCATCGTGGTGGTGCTGGTGGGAAAAAATATGTAGTATATGTTAAAGATCCTAAAACAAAACGTATAAAGAAAATTAGTTTTGGTGATTCTGGTGGTTTGAGAGAAAAAATAAATGATCCTAAAGCAAGACATGCCTTTGCTAAAAGACATAGATGTGGAGAAGGAGAACCTAAAACTAGTGCTAAATATTGGTCATGTAGACTTCCTCGCTATGCACATCTATTAGGTCTTAAAACTACGTTTAGTGGGTATTGGTAATAAATAAAACGAAATAAAACATGAAATTAATTTACGAAAATAAAGTATCACATAAAAACAAACCGCTAGTTTTAGAAAATGTAAAACAAGCTAAACAATATGTTGAGCAGGGAAAATTATCTCAAGAAGATTTTGAAACTTTAGTTAAAATCGATCCAAGTAAACAGAAAAAATATGTTGGATGGATGGCTAAAATATGGATAAAAGATAAACCTGATATAGATGATCTTAGAAATAAAATAGAAGAGTTTAATACACTTTTAGAAAAAGGAAAAACCAAAACTAAAGATATTAATAATTTTAAATCATTTTCAGACCTTGAAAATGAAGTAGAAGAAATAAATAAAAGAGGCGAAGGAATATCTGTAAAAGAATTAGAAAATGACTATGAAACTATAATAGACAACTCAGATATCCTAATAATGTGTCCCCACACTCATGAAGCTTCTAGAAAATTAGGTTTAACTAAATTCGCTTTTAGAGATTGTGGAGATGGAGGAAAAGACTCAGCATGGTGTACTACATATAAAGCTCCTGATCATTTTAATGATTATTACTATAACAATAATGTAACTTTTTATTATATAAAAATAAAATCTGATAAACTATTAGAAAAATTAAAAGAGGAATTTCCTACAAAATGGCAACAGCTACAAATAGTTGCATTAGCTGTATTAAAAGATGGTGACATAGATGGATATGATGGTCTTGACAAGCAAATGAGCTCTTCAGATATAAAAAAATATAGAAGCATAATAGGAATATGATTAAACTGCTTGACATATTATTGGAAGATGAAAATATTCTTATCCCTAGACGTTCTAAAGAAGAACGCTCTAAGAACCATATTGTAGTTATCCAAAAGAAAATTCAACAATACATTAAAGATGGAAGCAAAGGTAATTTAGATTTATCTAACACACCGATACAATCCTTACCAGATAATTTAAAGGTTGGAGGTGGTTTGAATTTAAGAAATACACAAATAAAATCATTACCGGATAATTTAACTGTTGGAGGTAATTTATATTTAAGTAACACACAAATACAATCATTACCAGATAATTTAACTGTTGTTGGAGGTAGTTTAGATTTATCTAATACACCAATAAAATCACTTCCAAACAATTTAACTGTTGTTGGAGGTAGTTTAGATTTATCTAATACACCAATACAATCTTTACCTAATAATTTAACTGTTGAAGATGGTTTGCATTTAAGCGGCACACCAATACAATCATTACCAAATGATCTAAAAGTTGGAGGTAGTTTATATTTAAGTAACACACAAATACAATCATTACCAGATAATTTAACTGTTAGAGGTAATTTGGATTTATCTAATACACCAATACAATCATTACCAGATGATTTAACTGTTGAAGGTGCTTTATGGTTAAACAATACACAAATACAATCATTACCAGATAATTTAACTGTTGGACGTAGCTTGAATTTAAGAAATACACCAATATCTAAAAAATATACTAAAGAAGAAATTAAAAAAATGGTACCTGGTGTTAAGGGTGATATTTATATTTAAACATATCTTTTAACATATTTATATATAAAAACATGGAAAACTTTATCAAATTAGTATCATATTTATTTCATTCAAGAACTCAAGCTCATGTGTTTCACTTACAAACACCTTCGTTTGCAGAACATAAAGCTTTAAATGAATATTATGATGAAATAATAGAACTAGTAGATGGTCTTATAGAAAGCTACCAAGGAAAATATGGTATAGTAAAAGGATATTCTAACTTTGCTTTAATGGAGTATACCGATAAACAACAAGTAATCACATATTTTGATGCTTTATACAAAACTATTGATTCCTTACGCGAAGAATTACCAGATTCATACATTCAAAACCAAATAGATACTATAACTCAACTAGTACAATCAACATTATATAAACTTAAAAACTTAAATTAATTATAAGAATATGATTAAGCTAGTAGACGTACTATTAAAAGAAGAAAGTTCTAACTATAAAATTGAAGGTATATTAATATCTGACCTTACCCGCAGAAATCAAGCCGACATTTTATCAGACATTCGTTCTCTTAAAGGAGTAACCATTGTAAGAGCCAAAGAGTACGACCCAGAAGAACAAAAATATGAAAATAAACATTATTATTCATATCTTACTATAAAAGTGGACCCACATCCATTTATAGGTACTGGTGGATTTGGTCAAGATCAAGTTAATGAGCTTATAGCTAATGTGAAAAAAATAAAAGGTGTTAAAACCTTTAAACAAACTGGTAATGTTCAAAGAATAAAAACCACATAATGAAACCATATAATGATATAGAAACAGCAAACAACTATATTGTTAGAGAGTTTGATGAGAATATAGATCCTATTGAACTAATGTGGCATAGAGATTTAAATGAAAGAACAATTACTATTTTAGAAGGTGAAGGATGGAAATTTCAATTAGACAATCAACTTCCTATCTCACTGAACAAAAATGACACTATATTTATACCTGCATTAACATATCATAGAGTAATAAAAGGTAACACAAAACTAAAACTAAAAATAAATGAAAGATTTAAAAGCGATAATTAAAAAGATGATTGTAGAAACATTAGAAGAAGCACCAACAGATCATCATAAACTTGAAAAAGATGAAATAGGTAAATTTTATGTTGTAACAAAACCATCTAAACCTAAAGAAAGTATAATCCATGAATTAAATCTCATGGAATTTGCTAAAAAAATCAAATCAGGAGAATTAGATGAAAGTAAAATGGTTTGTGTATATGAAAAATCAGGATCAGCTAAAACTAAGTCTAAAGAACTTATGGATGAAATTGAAAGCGAACTTGAGGAACTTAAAACACACATGGATGAATATCGTTCTAAAAAAGCTGAAATAGAAGAAAAGAAACAAAAAGCTAAAGAAATTATTAAAAAGTATAAAAAATAAATAAAAACATATAGATAGATTCATAGCCTATCGAAAAATAAACCCCTAAAGCCTTGCAGCTGTGGCGCAATTCCTTAAAAAAGGATTGCGCCTCTTTTTTTAAATATATTTGGCTTTAAAAAAAATTTTTAGTATATATAAATGTTTAATAAAATATAAAAATGAAAGAAGAAAAAATTGTAATAGTTGGAAGCGGTGTTGCTGGAATAAATGCTGCTACTAAATTAGTTGATAATGGTTATCCTGGTCATTTAATAACAATAATAGACAAAGGTAAAGATCCTTATAATCGTAAACCTGAAGAAGTAATGGAAGGTTTTGCAGGTGCTGGAGGTTTTTCTGATGGTAAATTAACATTTCATACCTCTATAGGTGGTCAATTATCAAAATATTGTGGTGAAGATAAAGCCTATGACTTAATGGATCAAACTATAGAAATATGGAAACGATTCCATCCAGACCCATCTAAAATGATGTATTCAGACCCTCAATCGGAACCGGATTTTATTAAACCTTATTTTGATCTTAAACTATTCCCAGTATATCATATAGGTACAGATTACTTACATGAAATAGGAAAAACATGGTATCAATATTTGGTTAATGCTGGTGTTAAATTTTTATGGAGTGTAGAGGTAACCTCTATAGATTTTAAAAATAATACTGTAAGCGGAAAATCAGTATATAGTGGATTTTCTTATGATAGATCATATGATAAACTTATATTTGCTGTAGGAAAATCAGGCATAGACTTTGCACAGCAATTATCAAACCAGTATAATCTACCTACAGAACCAAAATCAGTTCAAATTGGAGTACGTTTTGAAGCTCCCCAAAAATATTTTCAAAAATTGATAGAAATATCATATGATTTTAAACTGTACCAAAAATATGATAACGTATCTGTACGTTCATTTTGTACAAACAATAATGCAGCTTATGTAGCTCCTGAAATTACATATGGAGATGTTACTTATAATGGTCATGCTAAGAAAGGTGAAGAACATCGCAATGATATGACTAATTTTGGTATATTAATGGAAATTAAAGGTATTGAAAATCCATTTGAATGGAGTAGAAATGTTATAAAAAAATGTCAAGTAAACGGAAAAGGATTATATTATTCTCCATCTAGAAAACCATCTTTAACATCAGAAGGAACTGAGATGCCATGCCATCAAATAGACTCACTAAAAATATTTGAAGAAATATACGAAGACTATTCTCCCTATATCCTCAATTTTATAGGAGATATGCAAACCATATTCCCAGACATAAAAGATGATTGGGGAATGTATATAGGTGAAGTAAAATATTTATCTCCTGAACCTTTAGTAAATTATAACAATTTAAGTCTTACAGAATATCCAAATGTTTATTTTGCTGGAGATGCTTTATCTGCTAGAGGCATCACAGTAGCGGGTAGTCAAGGATTATATATAGCTGAGAGTATTATTAAAGAAGTTAATACTTAATAATAAGTATATAATATTTATACTAAAGCATAATTATGATCAAACTAACAAGCATACTATTAGAAGATATAGAAGTAAAAAATCCTGATTATTTTCTAGAACTATTGAAAATAAATAAATTTCCTGAATCTACAAACAATATTATAAAAAATATAGTGAAAAGTGTTAAAGCTAGAGGAAATAAAGCTACTGCTAAAGAATATGATATGTTGCAAAGATTAAAATCTGGAAATTTTAAATTTTCATCTAAAAATTAATTTTATTTGGTTTTTTAAGAAAAAATTATTATATTTCAAAATAAAAAAGTTATGGAAGAAAAATTTTACGAAACTAAGACGATAAGAAAAGATGGAGCTCTTCATCATCTTTACAAAACCGAAAAAGACTCTGGTTGGAAATACCATAATTTTGAAGGTCCTGCAATAGAGCCAATAGATAAAAATTCTAAATTTAAAAAAGAATATTATCTCTATGGTATAAAATATTCTATGGCTAGCTTTTATGAAATGGTTAAAGATAGAGATGGAGTTCCTTTCCATAAAACCGCCTTATTTAAACAAGCTAATAATAGAGCATAATGGCTAAGAAAAAATTATTTGAACAAAAGGTTATAAAAGTTCAAGGAGCAAAGCACCACCTAATAAAACTAACAACAGAAAATACATGGAAACTTCACAGATATGGAGGTCCAGCAGTAGAACCTGTAGATAAGAGTTGTAAATTAAAGAAAGCTTATTATCTTTATGGAATAGAATATACTTTTGAAAAGTATGAAGAAGCTCTTAAATGTGAAGATGAGAGAGAAAAAGAATTAAATGAACAAATTGAAGAATAAAATAAAATAAATATATGGCTCGTATAGGACTTTGTGGAACTGTTTCTTGTGGTAAAACTACATTAGTTAATGCGCTTAAAGATTTACCTCAATTTGAAGGATATAAACATTCAACTGAGCGTAGTAAATATTTACGTGATTTAGGTATTCCATTAAATACTGATTCTACTGTATTAGGACAATTTATGTTTTTAGCAGAAAGAACAAGTGAATTATTTAATGAAAATTTAATTACAGATAGAACTATATGGGATGTATGTGCATTCACTTTGAGTGCTAAGTCTATAGATTGGCCTGATAAGGAAAAAATAATTGTGTCATCAACATTATTGATGCCTTTTTATGATATTGTTTTTTATGTGTCTCCTGAAGGGGTTCCTATTGAAGATAATGGTGTAAGAACTATAGATGCTGATTATAGGGATAAAATAGATATGGTTATTAGAGAATTACTTAAAGAATATCCACCTAAAAAATTGGTAACTATTAGTGGAAGTGTTGAGGATAGAATTAAACAAATTACAGAAGCAATATCTTTATAATATTTATATCCAAAATAACACAAGTGAAATCATCTGAATTAAAAAAGAAAATTAAAGAAGGGATATTATCTGCATTATCTGAAGAAACATATGCTGGAGTAAATGCTGTAAATTCTTTAAAAAAAGATACTAAATTTAATTCATTAAGTAGCAACTCCAAAACTACAGCTATTAAGCAACTTCAGTCTGGAGACACAGTTACTCTTGAACAAGAAGAAGATGCTAACAGCAATCCTGTTGTTAAAAGAAAAATTGACGACACAGATAAGGAAATTAAAATGCTTACTAATAAGTTGAAAAAAGCTAAAGAATTTGAAAAAGAAAAAATATCTAGTCGTATAAATAAACTTAACAAAATAAAAAAAGAACTTGAACATCTCCTTTGAAAATATTAAAAGTTTAACAATAGTAGTTCTTATAATTGTTATAGTACTACTACGTGAATGTGGTGATGGATGTAACAAACATCAACCACTGCCAGGAACAAATACTGTTATTTCTACTAAAGTTGTTACTAAATATGATACTATAAAAAGCACATCAATAAGTTATGTTCCTAAAGTAATAAGTAAAACAGCATTTAAAGTTGATACTTTTATATTAGACAAAACTTTAAAAATAGACACAGCAGCTATATTAACTGATTATTATTCTAAATATTACTATTCTGATAAAATAAAGATAGATAGTTTTGGAGATATTACTATAAATGATAGTGTAAGTAAAAATGCTATATTTTGTCGTGAAGTTAAGAAAAATATTATAATTCCAACAACTACTATAACTAAAGAAGTTCTTGTTAATAAACGTGAATTTTACGTTGGTCTTGGAGCTTCAACTGAATTAAAACCTTTTAATTTAAACTATATTGGTGCTGAAGCGTTATATAAAACCAAAAAACAACAAATGTATGGTTTAGGATTTGGCATAAATCAAAACCTCAAATTCGTCCTATCAGCCAGAATATACTGGAAAATCAGCAAATAATGGACCAAAATGTAAAACAAATAATAAGAGATGAATACATAAAGTGTGCTCAATCTCCTTCATATTTTCTTAAGAAGTATGGATATATTCAAAATCCAATGCGTGGAAGAATATTGTTCCATTTATATCCGTTCCAAGAAAAAGTATTAGATCTATGGAAAGATCATCCTTATTCTATAGTATTAAAATCTAGACAGTTAGGTATATCTACTCTAGCTGCTGGTTATGCTCTTTGGTTGATGCTATTTCATAAAGATAAAAACGTATTATGTATAGCAACAAAACAAGATACAGCTAAAAACATGGTAACTAAGGTTAAGTTTATGTACGATAACTTACCTTCATGGCTTAGAATTAAAGATGAAGAATACAATAAACTAACATTAAGATTAATTAATGGATCTCAAATAAAAGCAGTATCAGCTGCTACTGATGCTGGTAGATCTGAAGCCGTGTCTCTTCTATTAATAGATGAGGCTGCATTCATTGAAGGTATTGGTGAAATATGGGCTTCAGCTCAACAAACCCTAGCTACAGGGGGAAATGCAATTGTTCTTAGTTCTCCTTATGGAACAGGTAACTGGTTTCATCAAACATGGGTAAAAGCAGAAAATCAAGAAAACGACTTCCTTCCTATTAAATTACCTTGGTTTGTACATCCTGAAAGAGATGAAGCCTGGAGAAAAAAGCAAGATGAATTATTAGGTGATCCTAGAATGGCTGCTCAAGAGTGTGATGCTAATTTTGAAACATCAGGAGATACTGTATTCCATCCTGAATGGATTGATTTTTTAGAAAAAACATCTGTTAAAGAACCAATGGAACGTAGAGGAGTAGATCAAAATCTATGGGTATGGGAATCTGCAGATTATTCTAGAGAATATATGGTTGTAGCCGATGTTGCTAGAGGAGATGGTAAAGATTTTTCCGCATGTCATGTTATAGATATTCAAAGCAATACTCAAGTAGCTGAATATAAAGGACAATTACCTCCAAAAGAATTTGGTTACTTTCTAGTAGCTATTGCTACAGAATATAATAATGCATTACTAGTAGTAGAAAACGCTGTTATTGGTTGGTCTACACTAGATTCTATAATAGAAAGAGGATATAGAAACATATATCAATCACCTAAATCAGGAGGAGATAGTTTAACTGCAGAATCATATTTAAGAAAATTTGAAAGTAGCTCTGAACTAACCCCAGGATTTACTATGTCTTTAAGAACTCGTCCTTTAGTAATAAACAAACTCAGAGAATTTATAAACGATAAAAGCGTAACTATCCAATCAAAACGCTTAATAGAAGAAATGAAAGTATTCATTTGGAAAAATGGAAGACCAGAAGCACAAACAGGATATAATGATGATTTAATTATGAGTTTTGCTACTGGTATGTATTTACGAGACACATCTTTAAGGTTTCAACAACAATCTTTAGATATGGTAAGAGCAGCTTTAGGAAGTATAAAATCCAATAACTACTCAGGAGCATACAGCGGATTTAGTAATGATAATCCTTATAAAATGGAAATAAATGGAAAACAAACTGATATAACTTGGCTATTATGATGAAAAAAATTATGATATTTGGATTATTTTTATTATGTTCTTCATGTAAAAAAGAAGGTACTTACATAAAACCTTTTGTAATTACTTATAAAGGAGATTGTTATGAAAATAAATGTATATATGAACTCCAAGATAAAAATAATGAAATATTTATATTTTCTGATTCTATAGGTAAATATAATATTGGGGATATAATAAAATAAAAAATAAATAAAAATGGCACAAACTGGTATTTTTGCAAGATTACAAAGATTATTTTCAACGAATGTTGTTATTCGTAATGTAGGAGGTAATCAAATTAAAGTAATGGACGTAGATAATTTTCAAGTATCTGGTGAACTCCAAACTAATGCTTTGATTGATAGATTTAATAGAGTATATACTACATCTACATCTTTGTATGGTTACCAATCAACCTTTACTTACCAAACTTTAAGACCCACATTATATTCAGAATATGATGCTATGGATACTGATGCTATTATAGCTTCTGCTCTTGATATTATAGCTGATGAATCTACTCTTAAAAATGGAATGGGAGAAATATTACAGATAAGAAGTAATGATGAAAATATTCAAAAAATTCTATATAATCTGTTTTATGATGTATTAAATGTAGAATTTAATTTGTGGCCTTGGATAAGAAATATGTGTAAATATGGTGATTTCTTCTTAAAATTAGAAATAGCAGAAAAATTTGGAGTATATAACGTTATCCCTTACACAGCATATCATATAGAAAGAATAGAAGGTTCAGATCCTCAAGCGCCATCTAAGGTGATATTTAGATTTGATCCTAATGGTATAAGTGCTTCTGGATATGGATATTTAGGTGTACCTGAAATGGTAAGAAATGATTCGGCTATTATATTTGATAATTATGAAGTAGCTCACTTTAGACTCATTACAGATATGAACTTTCTTCCATATGGAAGATCATATATAGAGCCTGCTCGTAAATTGTTCAAACAATATACATTGATGGAAGATGCTATGCTTATACATAGAATTGCACGTGCACCTGAAAAACGTATATTCTACATGAACGTAGGTTCTATTCCACCAAATGAAGTAGATGCGTTTATGGAGAAAACTATATCTAAAATAAAACGTACTCCATATGTAGATCAACAAACAGGCGAATACAACCTTAGATACAATCTACAAAACTCACTAGAAGATTTCTATATACCTGTAAGAGGAAATGATGCTACAACTAAAATAGAAACAACTAAAGGCCTAGAATATACAGGTATAGAAGATGTTACTTATTTAAGAGATAAACTATTTGCAGCATTAAAGATACCTAAAGCATTTATGGGGTATGAAAAAGATCTTAATGGAAAGGCAACATTAGCTGCTCAAGATATTAGATTCGCTCGTACTATAGAACGTCTACAGCGTATAATGTTATCTGAATTGTATAAAATAGCATTAGTACACTTATATACTCAAGGCTTTACTGAAGAATCATTATCTAATTTTGAATTGTTAATGACTACCCCTTCTATTATATATGATCAAGAAAGAATAGAATTATTAAAAGCTAAAATGGATTTAGCTACACAAATGATAGACGCTAAGTTCTTACCTACAGATTACATATATGAACAAGTATTCCATTTCAGCGAAGCTGAATATGAAGAATATAGAGATCTTATATTAGAAGATGCTAAACGTGATTTTAGAATATCTCAAATAGAGGCTGAAGGAAATGATCCATTAGAAACAGGAAAATCATACGGAACACCACATGATCTTGCTACCCTATATGGTGGACGTGAACGTTATAAAGGTAATGAGGTTCCTGAAGGATATAATGAAGATAAAGCTATCTTAGGACGTCCTAAAGAGAGAAGTACCAACCGTAATAGCCAAGATAGTGCATTTGGAAAGGATAGAATAGGAGCAAAAGGACTTAAAAAAGATGACGATGATACTGCACATCCTTTAAAAACTAATTATAAAGGGGGTTCACCTTTAGCTCTTGAAAATAGTAGACAAACCGGTAAATACAAAAACATACTTAAAAGTATACCAACTACTAAAAAACTAGTATATGAATCATCAGATACTCCACTGCTTGATGAAACTAATATTAAGGGATAAAAAAATTAACATATTTATAAAAAACAGCATTAATGCCTAATATAAAACATAGCAAATTCAAAAATTCAGGAATCATCTTTGAACTTTTAGTTAGACAAATCACGGCTGATGCATTATCTGGCAAAAACTCACCAGCATCAACAATATTGAATAAATATTTTGTTAATACTGAAATAGGAAAAGAGTATAGATTATATGAAACTATTTTCAAATATAAAAATATAACTGAATCTAAGGCTAATACTATACTTTCAACAGTGCTTGAAGCTTCTAAAAAACTAAACCGTACTAAACTAAAAACAGAAAAGTATAATCTGATTAAAGAACTAAAAGATCATTATAATCTAGAAGACTTATTCAAAACCAAACTTCCAGAATATAAAGCTTATGCTTCTTTATATACTTTAATAGAAATACACAATTCTACTAACAATATTGATCCATCTCAAATGATAGACAATAAATTGAATCTTATAGAATGCCTTACTTATTCTCCTAAAGATAAGTTTAAAGAAAAAAATGAAATTCTTGAAGAATTTAAAAACTGTGATAAAGACGTTCGTGTTTTAACATATAGAATACTACTAGAAAAGTTTAATACAAAATATGATAATTTAAGTATTAAACAAAAGAATATATTAAAAGAATTCATTAATTCTATCGATAGTACATCGCAATTAAAAGAATTTTATAATAACGAAATTAAAGTTATTAAAAAACAACTAACAGAACGTATAAGTAAAACAAAAAATCAAGTAGTAAAAATAAAACTACAAGAAATATCAAAATTTTTAGTTGAATTGAATAAAAACGATAAAGTAAATAACGATCATTTAGTTGATTTATTACAGTATCATGATTTAATTAATGAATTGCTAAAAATAAAATGAGTAAGAATAAATACAAATATAAATTAAAAGAAATATCAACTTCTGGAGGTGGTGGTGGAGGAGCCGCATCTGGAGCTTCATTTACACCCGGAACTGGTGAACAGTATGCTACTACATACGCTTTTGCAGGAGGAAAAAAAACAAATAAAAAAGGTACAAAAAATATATATTATTATAAATTAGGTTGGAAACCAGTTCCAAAAAAAATTAAAGGATCTGGCTTAGAAGTTAAGCATTTGTTTGAAGATGATAAACTTACTCCACACCAACAATTTCATAATGAAAGAATAGGTGCTTTTGATATTATTGATACCCAACTCAACAATATTTATAAGAAGATAAGTAATGCTAAAAATAAAACGATAGAATACTATAAAGATAATCCTAAATCATACAAAATAGTAGCACCTACCGACTTTATACAAGATTACTTAAAAGATATAAATAAATTATTGTCATAATAAAAACAAATATGAAAACTCTACAAGAACAATTCAACCTTATAAAAGAAGGAAAAGGTGCTAAAGATGTATTTTTAAAAACAGCCAAAGCTCAATTTCCTGACATGATTAGAAATGCTTCTACTTTTGAAGAAGCTACTTCAATTTTAAAACAACGCTCTGTAATATCTGAAAACTGGGGTGTTGTATGTAAACCAACTATAAATACTGATCCAAACTGGTTCAAAATATTTGAAGAAAGTGTACATGACGCCAAAATTGAAGAGAAAAAACCTACTAAAGAAGTAGTAGATCTTGAAACTAAAGGATATGATTACAAAACTAAAGAAAATACTGATAATTTATTTGGAGCTGAATTTTTAAAAGGATACTATGCTGAAATAAAGGATCCTAAAAATGAAGAAAAAACAGTAGAACAAATAAAATCAATTGTAGCTAAAAATTTAGCTAAAGATCCACTTTACTATGTAAAAAATAGCGCTTTCGGAGTTAAAGGCATAGGATACACCAAAGACTATCCAGGATTAGGTGAAACTAAACCAGTCAAAGGTAAACATAAATCAAGTGGATATGGTGATCTACCAAAGAAAAAATTAAATGAGTCTATTGTTACTGAAAAAATGGATCTTAACAGCTTTGAAAAAGCTTTAGAAAAAGCTAAAGAAGCATACGAGCGTAATATAGGCAAAAGTGATGAAGAATATTGGTCTAGAAAAATGGTTGACTTACTAGACATATATGAAAAAGAAATGGGTGAAGTTCATCCATTAACTAAAATGTTAGGAATGTCTGAGTCTATTAATGAAACTTTCAAAGTAGATAAAACATACACTCACTTTGCTTTAAACAAAGCTAATAACAAAATTGTAACTGGATGGGATTACAAAGATACAGATCCTGAAGATATAAAAATGTATACTAAAGAAGATCTAAAAGATATGGATTTAAAACCATCAGAATATGTAATAGCTAGTGTATCTTCTTTAAAGAAAAAAGGTATAGATCCTTTTGATTGGAAAAGTTGGAAGCAAGTAGGCGAAACTATTGAGAAAAAACCAAAGTCAACTATACATACTTCTACTAAAACTGCTCTATTAAAATCAACTAAATTAAAAAACAGTATTAAAGAAGTAATAAAAGCCTTTAAATAAAAATAAACTAAATGAAACAAACTTTAATTGAATCACGCTCATTTATACCCCAAAGTATACTTTTATCAGAAGGAAAAGTTTCTGAGAGAGGCAACCCATTAGTTGAGGGTATATTAGCAACGGTTGAAGTAAAAAACGGAAATGGCCGCTATTACTCTCGTGAAATATGGGAAAATGCCATAGGTAAATACATGGCTTTAGTTAATGAACATAGAGCATTAGGAGAACTAGACCATCCAGATTCTCAAATAATAAACTTAAAGAATGTATCACATAATATAACTAAAATATGGTGGGATGGAGATTATATAATGGGTATAATCGAAATATTACCTACATCTTCAGGAAATATATTAAAAGCTCTTATTGAAAATAATATTACTGTAGGTGTTTCTTCTCGTGGAATGGGAAGCCTAAAACCAGTAGGAGAAGTACAAGAAGTACAAGATGATTATGAATTAATAGCATGGGATTTTGTTTCTACACCTTCAAATCCAGGAAGCTGGATGAAACCTGTAAAAGGAAAAATGAATGAGAATTTAAATCCATCAACAACAAACAAATACGCTAAAGTTAATAGTATAATAACAGAAATCCTTTGCTCAAAAGGACAATGCCCAATATATTAAAATTATCCTCCTTTCTCCCCAAGCAGGACTCAAGTTACCCTTCCCTAAAAAGAAGGGTTTCTTTTTTGTGTTTTTGAAATCTCTATACATACGTATTATTATCGAATATGTCATTCTCTATGACATCAAAAAATTTATAATCCCCATTACGTTTGATTAATAAGCGTAGTTTTCCAAAACCAAAAAAAATTAGGAAAAATGAACAGAGATTTTTTAAAAGAGGCTATCGCCGACGCAAAGACTGTGAAAGAATCAGCAATTGCAAATGCTAAAGCTGCTCTAGAAGAATCTTTCACTCCTCACTTCAAATCTATGTTAGCAGCAAAGCTACAAGAAATGGAAGAAGAAGAAATGGAAGAAGGTATAGACAGAAAAGCAGTAGACAAAGAAATAGGTTACAAAAAAGACAAAGAATCTGAAATCCCTACAGCTAAGAAAAAAAGCTTTACCGCTAAACATGGTGAAGACGAAGCTGCAGTAGACAAAGAGATAGGTTACAAAAAAGACAAACATTTTGATGGCAAAATGGAAGAAGAAATGGATCTAGATGAGCTTTTAAGAGAGCTTGACGCTGAAGATGAAGGTCAAATGTATGAGGGTGAAGATGAAATGTGTGAGGATGAAGAAGAATTAGAAGAATCTTTAGATGAAGCTAAAGAAGAAATGGAACCTGAAGAAGATGAAACCGAAATCGATCTTGAAGACATGACTGATGAAGACCTTAAAAGCTTTATCGAAGATGTTATAAAAGATATGGTAGAAGCTGGTGAACTTGAAGCTGGTCATGGATCTGAAGGTGAAGAAGAATCTGAAGAAGGTGAAACTGAACTAGAAGAATACGGTGACGAACATTCTATATCTCGTGAAGATGCTTTAAAAGGTAAAATGAAAAGACATCACGAAGAAGAAGAGGAAGAAGAATTAGAAGAAGCTAAACACCACATGATGCGTCGTAAACACGTTAAACATGAGGACGAGTTAGATGAAGCTAAGAAAGCTAAGAAAAAAATGGAAGATGAAGCTAAAAAAATGAAAAAAGAATTAGATGAAGCTTACTCTGCTATTAAAACTCTTCGTTCTGAACTTAACGAAATCAATCTTTTAAATGCTAAGTTACTTTATTCAAACAAAATCTTCAAATCAAAATCGTTATCTGAAAGTCAAAAGGTTAAAGTGTTGAATTCTTTCGATAAAGCTGCTTCTGTAAAAGAAGTTAAAATAGTATTCGAAACATTAAGCGAAAGTTTGAAATCAACAAAAACACCATCGACTATTAAAGAAAATTTAGGACTAGCATCTAAACAAACAGGAGCTGTAAAAACTGATAGAAAACCTATAGTAGAAACAGATCTTATGGTGAAAAGATTCCAAAAATTAGCAGGTATAATTTAATTAAAAAAACAAAAAACAAAATTTAAAAAACAATGTCACAACTACAATCACTTTTAGAAAGTGCTAATCCGTACAAATCAGTACAAAGCGACGCAGCTAGATTAGCAAGCAAGTGGGCTAAAACTGGCCTTCTTGAAGGTTTAGCAGGAGAGCACAAAAATAACATGGCTCTTATGTTAGAAAACCAAGCAAAACAATTAGTAAACGAAAGCTCACTCTCAGGTGGTGGTACCGCAGGCGCTACCTTTACAGCAGGAGTGGGTGAACAGTGGGCTGGTGTAGCTCTACCATTAGTACGTAAAGTATTTGGTCAGATATCAGCTAAAGAATTCGTTTCAGTACAACCGATGAACCTTCCTTCAGGTCTGGTGTTCTTCTTAGATTTCCAATATGGAACTAACGATAGCCCATTCGTAAAAGGTGGATCACTTTATGGTGATACAGGTAGCGCTAACGATCTTCCATTTGGTAACTCAAACAGTGGTGGTCTTTATGGTGCTGGTAGATTTAACTACTCTATCAACAATACATCTTCTATCATGGCTACTGCAGCTATATCTACAGCTTCATGGTCTGACTTCAACTTTGACGCCAACTATTCAGCTTCTGCAACTGCAAACACATATAAAAAAATAGCTGTTGGTTTCCCATCTACAGCAGATATTAGAGGTGTTAGAGGATTTATTTTAACTTCAGGCTCTTCTATTATTACAATAGCAAACAACCTTCCAGCGTTTACTTCAGTATCAGGATATGTTCCTGCTACAGGATTTACTGCTTCATTCATAGTTACAGGTTCAGTAGTACCAAACTTTGCTACAATATCTAACGTTACTGCATCATACACACTTCAGCCTACTGATAACGCAAGAGGTGACTTTGAAGATCAGAATACAACTCTTAACGCTAACAACAACCCAATAGCTATCCCAGAAATTAACGTTCAGTTAAGAAGTGATTCTATCGTTGCTAAAACACGTAAGTTAAAAGCAGTATGGACACCAGAGTTTGCTCAAGATATCAACGCTTACCATTCATTGGATGCTGAAGCTGAACTTACTGGTATCATGAGTGAATATATCTCTCTTGAAATTGACCTTGAAATCCTTGATATGTTGATTGAAGCTGCTTCAGCATCTACTGAATACTGGTCAGCTGTTAACAACACATCTATAGCATTTGATGGTACTAACACTACAATCAACGCAAGCCTTGGTTTCTACAATACTCAAGGTGGATGGTTCCAAACACTTGGTACTAAATTACAAAAAGTAAGCAACATAATTCACCAGAAAACTCTTCGTGGTGGTGCTAACTTCCTTGTATGTTCTCCAACTGTAGCAACTATCATAGAATCAATCCCAGGATTTGCTTCTAACTCAGATGGCAATGTAACTAAATCAACTTATGCATTTGGTGTTCAAAAAGCAGGTAACTTGAACTCACGTTACACTGTTTACAAAAACCCATATATGACTGAAAATACAATATTGTTAGGTTTCCGTGGAACTCAATTCCTAGAAGCTGGTGCTGTATTTGCTCCATATATTCCACTTATCATGACTCCTCTAGTGTACGATCCAAGTACCTTTACTCCAAGAAAAGGTCTCTTAACTCGTTACGCTAAGAAAATGGTAAGACCTGAATTTTATGGTAAGGTATATGTAAGTGGTTTAACTACTCTATAATAAGTAACATACCTTATTAGGATATAAGAATAAGCCGAACAGAAATGTTCGGCTTTTCTTTTTTATATTTGGTATTCTTAATTTTTTTTAATATATTTATTATATATGCTAAGAAAATGAATAAGATACACAACTTAAAAGTAAAACAATACTCAATAGATGGAAATATAATTAACATCTTTAATAATGTTACAGAAGCTTCTAAAATATATTCTAATTATAATTCTATTATTAGTTGTTGTAAAGGAAGATATAAAACAGCAGGTGGTTTTATATGGAGGTTTGAAAATGATGATTTTATATTATCTTCTAACAATAATAGTAACATAGAATGTGTTTGTAAAATATGTAATTCTAAAGAAAGTTTTAGATCTATGGCTATGCATCTTAAATGGACTCATAATATTAAAACTAAAGAATATATTTCAAAATATGGTGAATTTAGGACTAAAATAATAAGTCAAAACCAAATAAAGTCTGCTTCAAAATATAAATGCAACATTTGTAGTGAACCCATGATGAGTAATAGACAACTAATGTATCATATAACTAAAAAACATAAAGATATTACTCATAACGAATATATAATAGAACATATGTTGAATAACGAAGTTTCTAAATGTAAATGTGGGTGTGGAAAAAATACAACTATATTAAAAGCTGGAAAAAATAGTGATTTAGGAAAAGAAACATACAATAGAGACTACATAAAAGGTCATATAGACTGGGAATTTAACACATACAACCATCAATCAAAAGGAGAACTAGAAATTTTAAATTTCATAAAATCAATCTACCCAGGAGAGATAAAATGTTCTGAAAAAAATATAATAAAAAATAAAGAAATAGATATCTTTATACCTGAAAAAAACATAGCAATAGAATATAATGGATTATATTGGCATTCTACTAAAGTTCGAGAAGATAAAAATTATCATTTATATAAAACTATAGAATGTAATAAAAAAGGGATAAGATTAATTCAAATATTTGAAGATGAATGGTTTAATAAAAAAGATATAGTAAAAAGAAAAATAACATCAATATTAGGGTGTAATAATAATAAAATATATGCTCGTAAGTGTGTAATAAAAGAAATAACAGACACTAAAATAAAAAATATTTTTTTAAATGAAAACCATATACAGGGTGAAGATAAATCTAAAATAAAGATAGGTTTATATTATAAAGATGAATTAATATCAATAATGACATTCTCATCTCCTAGAATGATGATGAAAGGTATAAAACATACCCAAACATATGAACTATCCAGATATGCTACTAAATATCATATAGTAGGAGGTGCTTCTAAATTATTACAATATTTTATAAAAAAATATAATCCCCAAAACATATATTCATACTCTGATAATAGATGGAGTGACATGAACAGTAATATGTACTCTAAAATAGGATTTGTAAAAGAAAAAGTTAGTGGACCTGGATATTATTATACTAAAAATTTCACTGAAAGAATACATAGGTTTAATTTTTCAAAGCAAAATTTAAAAAAAATGGGTATAAACATAGAAGGAAAAACAGAATCTAAAATAATGGAAGAACAAGGATATTACAAAATATGGGATTGTGGTGTAACTAAATACACTATGGTGTTGTAGATTTATATTTCTTAACATATTTATAATAAAAAAATGACTGATTTCAATCGTACCCCTGAAGCAAAGGAAATTTTTAAGAATAAAAATAAACCAAAAAACCCAATAAAATTTAAAATATCTTTAAACGAAGAACAAAAACAAGCTAAACAACTAATATTAGACAATCCATTGACACTACTAAAAGGTATGGCAGGTAGTGGAAAAACATTAGTAGCTACAGTGGTGGCTTTAGATATGCTTTTTAAAAAAGAAATTGGAAAAATAATCATCACAAGACCTACAGTTTCTAAAGAAGAAATAGGATTTTTACCTGGTGATTTAAAAGAAAAAATGGATCCATGGTTAGCTCCTATATACGCTAACTTGTATCTTTCATACGATAAAGACAAAATAGATAAGTTGATACAGGAGGAGGTGATTGAGGTGGTACCGTTTGCTTTTATGCGTGGTAGAACGTTTTTAAACGCATTTGTTATTGTAGATGAATGTCAAAATATAACTCATGCTCAAACCGAAATGGTAATAGGTCGTTTAGGTAAAAACAGCAAAATGGTATTTTGTGGAGACATAGCTCAAATAGATTTAAAAAACAGAAAAGATAGTGGTGTTGGTTTTTTTACTAGATTAGAAGAAAATGTTAAGGGAGTAAAAGTAATGACTTTAAAAACTAATCATCGTCATGAAATAGTAGAACCTATCCTTAAAGTTTATGCAGATTACAGAGACTAAAAATATTTATATATAAAACATGAGCGCAGGAAGATATTCATTTATTATAGAACAAGGTACCACAGTAAATTTTGAAATACAATACTCAGATGCATCAGGAAAACCTATAGATTTGACTGGATATAATGGAAAAATGCAGCTAAAATCAAATTATGCTGACAATTCTCCTACAATATATTTAACTCTATCTAGCTCATTAAATTCAGATGGTACTGGATTAAACTTTAGTGGATCTAGTGGTACTAAACCTCCTACTTCAGGATCTATTGGTATATATATTTCTTCATGTACTAGCTCTGGATTAATGTTTGATACTGCTTTCTATGATCTTGAAATATATTCTGGAAGCAATTGTCCTTATACTGTGAGAGTACTCGAAGGTAAAGTTACATTATCTAAAGAAGTAACAAGATAAAATGGCAGATCAAGTTAAAATAAGTACTACTAACACTACAGTACATACTACTATTGTTGATAATAAAGTAACAGTAGTAGATACTTCTTTGCCTCATGTTGTAAAAATTCTTCAACCTGTAACAGATATAGTAAAAGTAGGTATTCCTGGTCTTCCTGGTCCTCCTGGCTCATCTACTAATATTGATACTGGTTCTTTTGCAACAACTGGATCTAACATATTTACAGGCAACCAAATAATATCAGGATCAGATTTAGTACAAGTTATTGAAAATATATATGGTACAATAATTATAGGTACTGAAGATCCTGTAGCTCCATCAGGGCTTAATTCAATAATAATACAAGATATTTCTGGAAATGATGTTTTAATTTTAGATCCAACAGGAATAGTTTTTACTTCTGGTTCAAACGGGCTTGTTATTACAATGGATCCATCTTCAAGTGTTGGAATATCAGGATTACCAAATGCTTCATATATTATGGCATTAAATAGTGCTAGTAATCCGTATCCCATAACACAATTCCAAAATGCAGAAAATTATACAGATGGTAGTGTAAGGTTTTATACAGGATTAAACTTAAACCAATATCTAATATCATCTGCTTCAATATTAACCACAGCAGGATTTACTGGTTCATTATCAGGTACAGCAAGTTATTCTCAAACAGCTTCATATACTACTACCGCTTCATATGTTTTGAATGCTATAAGTAGTTCCTATGCTTTAACAGCTTCAAACATACTAGGAGGTAGAGCAACACATATACCTTTTTTCATAACAGATACTACATTAGCAACTAGCTCATTATATCAATCAGGCTCTGGTACAGTTATTATTAATCAAGATAATGCAACTTCTGCAAACCCAGAAGCATTATATGTTTGGCAACCAAGCGATACATCATTTAATGTTATAAGTGGTAAAGGTAACTTAAATAATTACCTACAATTAAATATATCAAATACAAATCAAGGAACAAATGCTTCTTCAGATGTTGTAGCTACAGCAAATAATGGGAATGAAAATATCAATTACATTGATATGGGTATCAATAGCCAAAACTTTGCAGGCTATTTAGGAGGACCAAACGATTCATACTTATATTCTACAGGTAGAAATATGTGGATAGGTAACGTTACTGATAACAATTATGTTTACATATTCAATAGCTCAAGTTTAAGTCCAATTATAATATTAACACCTGATAGTAAATTTACAACAAATGCTGATGCTGAAATTACTGGTAGTTTAAAAGTAACACGTGGTATAACAGGAAGTTTATTAGGAACTGCTAGTTACTCCGCAGCATCTTTAAGTGCTTCATATGCGTTAACGGCCTCATATGCTTTAAATGTTCCATCAACAGCTTCATATGCTTTAAGAGCCCTAACCGCTTCATATGCTTTAAATGTTCCTGTAACTGCTTCATATGCTATTAGTGCTTCATATGCTATTAACGCAGGAAACGCTGATAATGCTACTTATGCAACAACAGCAGGAAATGGTGGTGTTACACAATTAGTAGCTGGCTCTGGTATATCTTTAATTCCTGCAGGTGGACAGGGAGTAGTAACTATAGTATCCTCAGGAGGAGGAGGAACAACTATTTTATCAGGATCAAATACAACACAATCCTTCTCTAACTCATCTACTTGGACATTTACACATAATCTAGGTGTTAGAACTCCTATAATTGAAGTATTTGACTCCAATTATAACCAAATGATTCCACAAACACTGCAGTTAACAGATACTAGCAGTGCTACAATAACTTTTCCAGTACCAAAAAGCGGATTTGCAATAGCATCAATAGGTGGAACAACAGGAACTGTATTATCATCTTCATATTCATTATTTTCAACATATGCTAACACTGCTTCTTATTATACTGAAAGCGATCCTGTATTTGCAAGTAAGTCTGGAAGTTTTGTTACAACTAGTTCATTTAATAGCTTTACAAGCAGTTATAAACAAGATTCATCAAGTTTTAGTAGCAATATTAACTCATTAACAAGTGCTACTAGTTCTTATGTATTGAACTCACAAACAAGTTCAATGTCTGTACTTAGCTCAAGTTATGCAACAACAGCCTCATACTACAAAGAAACAGATCCTATATTTACAGCTAAATCTGCAAGCCTAGCAACAACAGGTAGTAACACATTTATAGGAACACAAATAGTAACAGGCTCTTTATTCACATCAGGTTCAAATACTTTAGTTGGTAATACAGTTTTAAGTGGTAGCATTAATATTAGTGGTTCTAGTATAATACAAGGAACTACTACAATGAGTGGTTCACTTTCAATATCTGGATCAACAACACAAATAGGTAATAACACATTGATAGGTACTACAACATTAACAGGTAGTATTCTTATAAATGGTGATATTATACCACAAATATCTAGTTCTTTTAGTTTAGGCTCTGTAACAAACCCTTGGAAATCACTATTTGTACAATCTGGCTCAATATACATTGCATCAGATACACCCGGAGGAGCTGCCGCAACTATTTCAAATAAAAATGGAAACGTTTCTATAACTGTAGCAGGATTTCAGATAGTAAGTGGATCATCAGTTCCGTTCCTTATTGATACTTCAGGCAGAACTAAGATTTTTACACCAAATATACCAGCAAATGATCAAGGAGCATTTAGCATAGTAGGAAGTAGTGATGGATATGCTCAAACAATAGGATTAGCAGGTAGAATGGTCCATATAACAGGAAACGACACCCTACCAAGTAGAATTGAAAATGACTCATTTGGTGCTGGAGCCTTTCCAGCATATATTGGAAGAAATGCAAGAGGAATAGCATCTTCTCCAAGTGCCTCTCAAACTGGAGATATATTATCTCGTTTAGCAGCATTAGGATACGGGGCTACAGGATATTTAGCTACAAATATTAATAGTGGCCCTCCACTCAATAGTATTGATTTTGTAGCAAAACAAAACTACAACGATGTTTCAGCTTCTAGCGCAATAGAATTTTATACATCACCTCAAGATAAAAGAGTAAGAACTTTATCAGCAACTATAGATACAACTGGTATAACAATTCCTTCAAGCAGTTTATTATTTGGTACAGCAAGTTGGGCTTTAAATTCCCAAACATCTTCCTATGTACTTCAAGCAGTTAGTAGTTCATATGCAACTACATCTTCTTATGCTCCAAGATATGTACTCATTAGTCAAACAAGTTCATTTGCAACAACAGGTTCAAACACATTTATAGGTAACCAAACTATAAGTGGTTCAATAATACAAACAGGTTCATTAACAGTAAATGGTCCGGCTACATTTAATGATTTAACAGTAACTATAACAGGTTCATTACTAGTAACTGGTTCAAGTACATTAATAGGAAATCAAACAGTAACAGGATCTATAATAGTAAGTGGATCATTATTAATGGATAACACCGCACAGAACTTAATATTAAAAACATCAATTACAAATCCTTCATCATACGCTATATATACATTTTCAACTGCTAGTTATCATGGTGCTAACTATAATTTTACAGTAACTGAAGATAGTACTGGGAAATCTACAACATATAATGTACTAGTAGCATCAGGTAATAATAAAGTAGCAAATATACAAACTTATTTAGTTAAATCAGAGGGATCAGCACCTACACCAACAATAGCAACAGCTATAAACGGCAGTAATATAGAACTAAGAATAACTGATACAGGTACGTTTACTTATAGAGGAATAGTGCAATTATTTTAAATAGAATGATATTATAAAAAATGGAAATATTTCAACCCGTCATAACAGGATCACTTAACGTATCAGGATCAGTAACTGCAACTTCATTTACAGGAAGTTTACAAGGTACTGCTTCTTATGCTATTACAGCCTCATATGCCGTCAATGTTGGTTCACCAGCATTTCCATACACAGGAAGCGCAATTATAACTGGTAGCTTAACCATAACAGGATCAACTGTTTCAACATTAGGATTTACAGGTAGCTTACAAGGTACAGCAAGTTGGTCTTCAAACTCAATAAGTAGTTCATATTCTACAACAGCTTCTTATTATGCTGGTAGTATTACAAGTGCATCTTATGCTGCAACTAGTTCTTATGGAAATAACTTTGTAGCAAATGGAACATTAACTATTAGCAGTACATTAATAAATTATGCAACAATAAACTCTGCAATAGTAGGAAGTAACAACTTATTTAATCAAGCAACAGGCTCATATAGATCTGCATTTGGTAATTATACATTATCAAATACTACAAACTCTAGAGCAGGACATTTTATGACTGCTTGGAATGGTACTTCAATAGTATACACAGATACATCAACAACAGATATAGGAAATACTAGTGACGTTTCATTTTCTTCTGCAATAGTAGGAAGTACATTACAGATAAATGCAATAGCAGCATCATCTGGATGGTCTGTAAAAATGTTGGTTACTTATATTTAACATATTTATATATAAAACATTAGTTGGATAGGGAAAACTAAAAATACATGGCAAACGAATTCATAGCTCGCAACGGGCTTATATCACAAAACAATTCTACAGTTACAGGTTCATTAATAGTAACCGGAGGTATAACAGGATCATTACAAGGAATTGCTACAACAGCTTCATATGTTCAAAATGCTCAAACAGCTTCATATGTTCAAAATGCTATAAGTAGTTCCTATGCAACTACTGCTTCATATTCTTTAACATCATCTGTTGCACCAAATTATACAACATTAACATCATTTAATAGCTTTACAAGTTCATATACAACAGGAAGTTTTACAGGTAGTTTTATTGGAACACACACAGGAAGCTTATCAGGAACTGCAAGTTATGCAACAACAGCTTTATCTGCATCTTACGCTCCTTCTGCTGGAACTACATTAACCGCATACGGTCAAACTTTATTTGTTGATGCTACAAACGGTAACGACTCAACAGCTTTACTAGGTAGAATAGATCTACCTTATAAAACTATATCTGCTTCAGTAGTAGCAGCTCAAACAGGTAGTACAGTTTACGTATTTCCTGGAACTTATACAGACACAAACATTTTTAAAGATGGTGTAAACTATTATTTTGTAAACGGTGTTACTATTAAACCAGCTAACACTTCATCCGTGTTTTTAATTAATAATCCTGTAAATGATGTAAACATTGACGGAGCATTAACAGTAAATACTAACCAAAATGGTATAGTGTTTGACATACAAAATAATGCAAGTGGTAGTAACTACTTTATAAAATTTAAACAAATAATAGGTACAACTGCTTTAACTAATGATGCTATAGCAAGTAAATCATTAATTAGGTTTGCTAATACTGTACCATCAGGTTCTTTAAAATGTTATGCAAACATACAAGGAGACATAAAATTTACAAGTACTTTAGCCACAACTGCTGTTGGAGCTTTTAACACATTTCAAGATGCAGTAAACTTAACATATCAAGGTAATATTATATGTACATCAACATCTTGCGCATTTAAAAGAAATTCTGCAGGAACAAATATAACTAGTACTTACACAGGATTATTCTCATCAACAGGGGCAACATATACAATGTATTTAAACTCAGGTAACCCTTATGTATTTGAAACAATAAATGGTACTATTGCTAACACTTCAGTTGCAAATGGTGTATATGCTTTTACTAATCAAAGTGCTCAATATAATGTTACTACTGTTAATGCAAATATATTAGGTAATGTAATTTTAACAAACTCATATATTGACCATGTTGTAATAAATGGAAGTATATCAGGTTATAGTAGTGGTTCTCCAATTTACATATTAATACAAGGAAATGCATCGCCATCAGCCTTACCTTCTAACTGTACTATAAATGGCAACATAATATTTGGAAGTATAGTTATGCAAGGTGGTAATGCTATTGTAAATGGTGCAGTAGAATTAACAACAGGAAACTATCCATCGCAAGGATTATATACACAAACAGGTGGAGTAATGTACTGGAAAGGATATGGACAATTTTATAGTACCAATAATTTAAACTCACCTGTAAGTAATACTATTACAAGTACTGTAAATGGAGGTAAATTAGTAATAGCAAAAGGTAGCGTGTTTCAATTATCTGCATTAAATTCCGGAGGATCTGCTACACAACATGGCTTACAAATTAGTGGAGGTATAGTACAAGTAGAAGGTAAAGTTGAGTATGCTTCAAGTGGTTATACAGCTAACTTAGCAGCAATAAGACTTACAACAGGTTCGTTAATATTAGATAGTGGTACTATTATAAACAGATTAACTTCTGCAACAGCTTCAATATTAGTAGAGAATACAGGTTCAACTGTTGTAAAAATATATAACAATTCATTTAGTAATTTAGCTGCTATAGGTACATATTCTAACGCAATTACAAATGGAGGAGGAACATTATATGCAAATACAAATACAATAGACTAATATTATGGAAAACGCAAAGTACATTTACATTCAAATTGCACAAGACATTCACGAAGACCGTGAAAGAATACTAACTAGTTCTGATCATATTACTGAAACTATTTATATAGCTGATTTAACTAGTGAAGAATTAGCCATCTATAACCAGTTTGTAAGTATGATGAATGATAGACTAAGTAACCCACCTAACTAGAGTTATTACATATTTATAATAAAATAAAATTATTATGAATATTCCTATATGGCCTGGTTCTTCATCTTTTGCACCTGGAGATACTCCTTTTGGCTTTTATGACTATGATTATCAATTTCGAGCGGATATTGATAAATTTGCTGTATTTGCCTCACGCAGAATGGGTTATCCTATTATAGATATTGAATTACAGGATATAAATTTTTATGCTGCTTTTGAACAAGCTGTAACTACTTATGGAAATGAAGTATATTCTTATCTAGTAAGACAAAATTATTTAGATATAGAAGGAGCTTCTACTAGTATAAATTTCAATAATGCTTTAGTAACTCCAAACATGAGTATAATAATCCGCATTGCAGAACAATACGGAGTAGAAGCAGGAACAGGAGGTAATATATCATACTATTCTGGCTCAATACCTTTACAATTAGGAGTTCAAAACTATGATTTAAACGCATGGGCTTCTCAAAATGGAATTAATGGAGCTGATGTTGAAATTAAAAGAGTATTCTATGAATCTCCACCAGCTATTACTAAATACTTTGATCCATATGCGGGAACAGGAACAGGAATAATGAATCTAGTAGACTCATTTGGTTGGGGTAACTACTCTCCAGCTATTAACTTCCTATTAATGCCTTTCAATTATGACTTACAAAAAATACAAGCAATTGAATTCAATGATCAGATTAGAAAAGCCAACTATTCTTTTGAAATAAATAACAATTTACTTAGAATATTCCCGATCCCTACAGATGATGTCCATGTATTACATTTTCATTATATGTTAAAATCTGATAGATTAAATAATAATATAATTCCTAATGATGATGGTAGTATAGTAACAAATGTTTCTAATGTTCCATTTACTAATCCTGTTTATTCACAAATAAACTCTATAGGCAGAAGTTGGATATTTGAATATGCCTTAGCAATATGCAAAGAAATGTTAGGGTATGTTAGAGGAAAATATGCAGCAATGCCTATACCTGGAGATTCAACACCACTAAACCAATCAGATTTAATTACAGCTGCTACCAAAGAAAAAGAAGACTTAATTACAAAATTAAGAACATACTTAACAGAAACTTCAAGAGATAGTATAATGACACGTAAGAATGCTGAAGAAGATCATACATTAAAACGTTTACAACAAGCACCTTTTTATATTTATATAGGTTAATAAAATAATACCATGGCATTATTCGGATCAGCAAGAGACGCAAGTTTAGTTAGACATATAAATAGAGAATTTTTGGGAAATATTGTTTCCCAACAGGCTGCTTTTTACAAATTTAGAATAGATAAAAATAACATCAATATATACGGGGAATCAGCTGGAATAAAACACTATATGGGTCCTGTTTTATTTTATTGTTTAGTACAAAGAGAAGGTCAAACATTCCAAGGATCTGATAACTTATCAACTATAGATTTTGGTTGGAAAATTGACTTTAAATTCCTGAGAGATGACTTAGTAGATGGAAATTATGTACCTGAAGTTGGTGACATCATATTATACCAAGAAAGATATTATGAAGTAGATAATATAGTAGCTAACCAATACTTTGAAGGAAAAAATCCAGACTACCCAAATAGTGTAAACCCTCTCAACCCGGGATTAGAGAATTTTGGATACAATTTATCTATTATATGTGAAACGCATGTCATACCAAGTGATAAAGTTGCAATAACTAATGAAAGACCAATATAATGGAAAGAAAACCAACACCACCATCACAACGTGAACTTAGCAGAAGATTACAGGAACCATATAATGTATCTGGTCCTGGTTTTCAACCTGTAGGAGATCCTAATGATTCTGCTTACAAACCTAATGATAGAGGAAATCAAATATCGTTTAAAGGAGATACTGTAAAACCTTTAAGTTTAGGAATACAAGATATAGATGAAGCAGTCATGTATTATATTAAAAACATCATAAAACCTACAGTAATACAAAATGGAATAAAACAAGATGTTGAAGTAGTTTATGGCTCTACTGAAAAATGGGTTACTATGCAAAAAGAAGGATACTATAGAGATAAAAGCGGAAAAGTTATGATGCCTATTATAGTATTTAAAAGAAATAACATAGACCATATTAGAACCATAGGTAACAAACTAGATGCTAATTTTCCAAACAATATAAGTGTAACAGGCCAAAAATATAGTCCTAAAAACGCATATAATAGTTTTAATGTATTGAATAGAACTCCCTATATAAAACAATATTACGCCACTGTAATACCTGATTATGTAACTGTAACTTATGATTTTATCATTTCTACTTATTATGTAGAACAAATGAATAAAATAGTAGAAGCTATGAATTATGCTTCTGATTCATATTGGGGAGATCCTGAAAAATTCAAATTCAAAGCTATGATAGACTCATTTATTACTAATACTGAATTACCATCAGACAATGAAAGAATAGTCAAAAGTACATTTAGTATAAAACTATATGGATATATTATACCTGATACTATTCAGAAAGATTTATCATCTATTAAAAAAATATACAACAAAGCCCAAGTAAATTTTACAGTTAATGTAGTATCTGATATACCTGAATAAAATTTATAAGAGTAATATTTTTATAACAATTATTACATATTTATAATAAAAAAGTAATGGAAAAAAAAGTTTTATCTCAAGAAGAATTAAGTGAAATAAAAAATTTACAACAACAATTTCAAGATCTTACAATAAAAACTGGACAAATTGAATTAAGTATTATGAGTCTTCAAATACAAAAAGAAAAAATTAAAACTCTATTTGATACTTTAAAACAAGATGAACAAGTTCTTATTAAAAAAATAGAAGAAACATATGGAACTAAAGGATATATTTCTTTAGACACAGGAGAATTTATTTCACAATAGTTTTTTAAAAACAAATGCATATTTATTAATAACACAATCATCAATAAAAAATAACAAAAAACATGGCATCAACTCTTTTATCTCCCGGAGTAGCAGTAAATGTAAGTGACCAAAGTCAAATAACTTCCCAACCAGTACAAGCTGGCGCTGCAATAGTAGGCCCAACTGTAAAAGGTATTGTAGGTATCCCTAAAAGAGTTACTACCTATAGTGAATACCTAGCCAATTTTGGTAGTACTTTTTCAAGCGGTTCAGACACTTATAGTTTCTTAACATCTATTTCTGCATACAACTACTTCCAAAATGGTGGAACTTCACTTATTGTAACAAGAGTACAATCAGGAAGTTGGACATCTGCAACATCATCATTTGTAAGTTCATCATTACCTTCTTCTAGTGGCTCAGCATTCGTACTAGAAACATTAGCTCAAGGAGCAATAATGAATAGCGACTCAGCTGAAACTTCAGGATCATTAGCAAGTGGATCTGCAAATAACGTAAGATGGGAAATAGTATCACCTAATACTTCATCTGGTACATTTACAGTACTTATTAGAAGAGGAGATGATAATACAGGAGCTAAAACAATATTAGAATCATTCTCTAACGTTTCATTAGACCCTACAGCTACAAACTATATATCTCGTATAATAGGTGATCAAACCTTAACATTACAAGGTTCAGGTACTTCATCACCATATATACAAACTACTGGTTCTTTCCCTAACTCTTCAAGATATGTAAGAGTAAAAGCAGTAAACCTTAAAACACCTTATTATCTTGATAATAACGGAGTAGCAAAAGCCCAATATACTAGCTCTATTCCAGTAGCTGCAAGTGGTTCATTTGGAAGCGCAACTGGTGCTCTTTTTGGTGCAAACGCTAACTTCTATTCAAATATAAACAATACAAATACTCAAGGTATAGATAGTAATAACGTATCTGGTTCATACCAAGATGCTCTTAATCTTCTAGCATCTTCTGAAGCTTATGTATATAACGTAATTACAGCTCCTGGTTTAGTTTATAGCAATGCTAGTCATGCTTCAACATTAAATACTCTAATATCAAACACTCAAAATAGAGGTGATGCTATGGCAATAGTTGATTTAGAAAACTACGGATCAACAGTAAATAATGCAGTATCGGACGCAGCTACAATAAATAACCCATACACTACAACTTACTGGCCTTGGGTACAAGTAACAGATCCAGATGCTCAACAATTAGCTTGGATTCCTGCTTCAACATTAATACCTGGAGTTTATGCTTATAATGATAATGCTGCTGCAGCTTGGTTCGCACCAGCTGGTATAAACAGAGGTGGACTAGGTATGGTACGTCAAGCTGAAAGAAAATTAACAACAACAGATCGTGATACTTTATATGTAGGTAAAGTAAATCCTATAGCAACATTCCCTGGTAAAGGAGTAGTAGTATACGGACAGAAAACATTACAATCTAAAGCTAGTGCTCTTGATAGAATTAACGTAGTCAGATTGTTAATAACACTTAGATCTTATATATCTCAAATTGCTAATAACTTAGTATTTGAACAAAATACAACTGCTACTCGTAATCAATTTGTAAACCAAGTTAATCCTTATTTAACATCAATACAACAAAGACAAGGTCTTTACGCATTTAAAGTAGTAATGGATTCAACAAACAATACAAGTGATGTTATTGATAGAAACCAGTTAATAGGAGCTATTTATATTCAACCTACTAAAACTGCTGAGTTTATTTACCTTAACTTTAACATAACTCCAACAGGAGTGGCATTTCCTCAATAGAAAACAATAATCCTATATAACTTCTATTGGAGTAATATTAAAATTTTACCCTTCTGTAATATGTATAATAAAACAGAAGGGTATTTTTATGGTAATATATTTAACGAAAAATTTAGTAAATGGTAGAAAATATGTTGGTAAAGACTCACATAACAATCCAAATTATTTAGGTAGTGGGACTTTATTTTTAGAAGATGTCAAAAAATATGGAAAAGAAAACTTTAAAAAAGAAATATTGGAATACTGTACTAGAGAAAATTTAGGTGAAAGAGAAGAATATTGGATTAAATTTTTAAATGCAGTTGAATCAAATGATTATTATAATATAAGAAACCAAACTTCAGGATGGAATAATAAAAATCTAAATAAAGAAAAATACAATTATGTATGTGGTAAAATAAGTAAATCATTATTAGGTATATCTAGACCCAATCTTAAAAATAACCAAGAACGTAAAGAAAAAATAAGCAAAGCTAATAAAAATAAACCTAAACCTGAAGGATTTGGTGAAATGATAAGTAAAATTAAATTATCTCAAAATATAAAAATGTCTGATGATACCAAAAATAAAATAAGCGAAGCTAAAACAAATCACCCATGCTTTCAAGAACAATCATTTAAAGAAAAACATCATAAACCAATAATACAATTAAACCAAAATAATGAAATTGTTAATGAATTTAAAAGCATACAAGAAGCAGAAAAATCAAATCCAAAATTTAAACGTTCTAATATAAGTTGTTGCTTAACTGGATTTTCTAAGACAGCATACGGGTATAAATGGGCTTATAAAATAATATGAAAAATTTAATCCCCATCTATAACAAGGTGGGGATTTTTTATTTTATATACCCATCTAGTATTACCACAATCCCAAACTCGTTTCCATCCATTAGCTAACATATTTTCATATTCTGTTAAATTGTTATCAAAAACTTCTAATAATTTTGGTAATTTATGTTTTTGGCAAGACATTCGACCTAATACTTTACTATTTTTCCAATATATGTAAGATGGAGATATGTTTTTATCAAAATCAAATCCTAAAGTTTTATATAATTCACCTGTAAAAAATCTTCTATCTGAAAAACTTACTATGTCTTTTAAGTCTGTATTGTAATTATTAATAAAATGTTTGAATAACTTAGAAGCACCACCCAAAATATTAGTATTTAACAGATTACAAAATCTTACCATTTCATATTCATTAGAATTTTTCTTGAATCTATTATTTGCAAAAGTCATAACAGATACTAGATCATCTTTATAATATAAACCTAAATTTATTGATGAATGAGTATAACCTTGTATATGATTTTTATCTAAAAATTCTCTTAACACTTTAGTATCTGTTATTTCTTTTATTACACACTTACGAGCATATATCTTATTAGAAACTAATCCTATTTTATTTAATAGTATTGATTTGATTATTGGTTGTTTATATATCCATTCAAAATCTAATATATGGATTAAATCTATATCATTTTCTTTACATTTCTTGGTTTTAAATAAATGATATTCTTTATATTTCCCCATAGATTCTGAATGCCAATATATTCCATTTACTTCAATAGCTAATTTATACTTGGGAATATAAACATCTATTTCTAATCGATCAGGCAATAAATCTCTCCTATTTAAAAGCATATCATTTGAAGAAATATATTGAGACAAAAACACAATCAACTCATCCTCAATCAATGAATACCCTTTATAATCTGAACATTTACATGAAGGTAAATAACCATTACTTAAATACACTTCAGTAATCTCTGAACATTTATTACATTGAAACCTAAATTTATTTTTAAAAGCATGATTTACTTTATTCTCTAAATATTCCTTATCAAATAAAGGAACCATACCAGAAACTTTCTGATAATTTATAAGTTTGTCCCATTTAATATTAATAAAATTTTCTCTATCTATTATTCTTCCTTTTAATTTTTGTGATATTTTGTCTTTTATTTGTTCATTTTGAGAAGCAACATTATATCCATATCTAATATTAATAGTGTTTTTAGCTTTATCTTTTACAGTATCTATTAAAAATGGATTTTCAACTCCATATTTTTCTTTAAGATTATCTCTATATTTTTGTTGTACCTGAGGTGATTTAAATGCTACTTCATTTCCATATTTTTCAATGCATGTTGCTTTTCTAGTATCTATCCAACTTTTATCTACACCCTTATATTGTTGGGCATGGGCTTTGGAGCAAAACTGTTTTTTAGATGATGGTAAATCTAAGAATATGTTGTTACATAACTTACATACTATTTCTTTTTTTATTGAGGGCTTTCTAGCCATAATTCGTGTGTTTTAGGTATAAACGCTGTTACGTTGATAAATATAATAAAAATATTGCTAAAAACCTAAGGTACTAATATTTATTTTTGTACACAAATTAAAACAATAAAATAAAATAAACATGCCAATATTAAACCCAAACGAAATATTCTTTACCGCGTTTGAACCTAAACAACCCAATCGTTTCATATTATATGTGGATGGATTCCCATCATATATTCTCAAAGGAGCAGCGGCAATAACAATGACACAAGGTGTTGTACCTCTACAACATATAAATGTTGATAGATATGTTAAAGGAAAAAGTAAATGGAATCCAATACAATTAACATTATTTGATCCAATTACTCCTGCAGGTGCTCAAGCCGTAATGGAATGGGTTCGTTTACATCACGAATCTGTAACAGGTAGAGATGGTTATTCTGACTTCTATAAAAAAGATTTAACTCTTGATATATTAGGTCCTGTAGGTGATGTTGTATCTGAATGGATAATAAAAGGAGCTTTCATTACTGAAGTTGATTTCGGCGAATATAACTGGGCAACTGTTGATCAGGCCGTTGAAATTAAAATGACAGTTCAGCCTGACTATTGCATCTTGAATTA